CAAACAGGAGCGCGTAGCCTGGCCGAGTCTGGAGCGATTTCACGTACCGGACATTGCGAGCGTACGGGTACTTCGTCGGCGGCATCTCGTCGGCCGCCGTGTTTGTTTTCATTCCACCGAAGTTGTAGCGCCATCCGCCTTCCGGTCTTTGGAATCCCATTGTTCACATTACGTCCAGAATACGATCTGGCCGTCAATCTCTGTCGCCCCAGCGGTCCAAGCCACCGAGTACGGCAGAAGCAAAAGCTGATTTGTTCCGGCAGCAATAGCGGCAATGAGTGACTGTGTCGCCAGCCCCTGCGGAGTACCGTAAAAATTGGTATCGACTCGTTTCGCTGCCACCAATCCGAATGGAAGCTTCACCTTGACCTGTGACGGAGTAGTACTGAGAACACCACCGGAGATTTTCAGGCTCCAGATATAGACATTGTTCCCAATCTTGATCAGATTGCTTGTGACAACCTGGCCACTGGTAACGGTGAAAGTCCCAGTCGTCGCCGTGTAATCGTTCGCATCAAACGGTACGTCCTGCGGCTGGGCGATCGGTAGATCCGTGTTTACCTGCGTCATTTACGCTCCTTAGTTGTTTCAGTACTATTGCGTTGCGACGACGATGAGCCCGTTGACGTCCGTGTTGTTGGTACCAAGTACCCACGTCGCGTTGTACCGAAGAATCGTCAGGAGATTGCTTCCGGCCGTTGTGGCGATGATGCAACCTTCACTGGCACCTCCTCCCGGAGCGCACAAAAATGGTTGCGCGACAGTCTTGGCGGCCTTGAGGCCGTTGGGCATTTTAAGGGTGAGATTGGCTCCGGCGACAACTCCCCCAACGGTCGTATTCAGGAGCCGTATCCAAAGGAATAGAAGGCTTCCCAGCGCGCACCATTGGTAGGTGACCTGATCGGCGGAATCGACGCTCCATGTCATCGAAGCCGTAGCAGCGAAGTTGTTCGGATCATACGGTACGTCGGTGAACTGCGGGATGCCTGGATAATCGGTGTTGACCTGCGTCACGTAGGCTCCTATTTCTTGTAGTTCATTCCCATCGAACGCTTCGGCAGTCCCCTCTTTCGCGTGATTCCGCGGCTGCCGGGAGTTTTGATCGGTTTGAGGTTCATCTTCACACCCAGGCTGTCTTTGCTGCTGGGGCCTTGAATATCGGCGCTCACTCCATTCTTCTGCATGGTGTCTCCTTCTCCGTTTGCGTATTGATCGTTCATGGTCGATTCCTTAACACTTTTTCGCAGCGCCCATCTTGCGAGCGTTTCCGCCGCCGTATTTCTTCGCGGCGGACTTTGTCAAAACCCTTTCGCCTGTATGAATCAACGCCAAGCCGCCCTTTTTCACCCGGCCGCCCTTCTTGTAAGCGAAGGGCTTCGCCTGTTTCTCGTTCGCCTGGCGCTTCAGCATGTCGTCAGGGGTATCCTGCTTGGTATCGTTCTTCATGTTCAGGCGCCCAAGGGCCTGACGCGAGGCCGCGGTCTTGTAGTCATCCGGCGTCGGAATTTTCAGCGATAAGCGCTTCTGTTCGATCTTCTCTTCGTCCGGGTCGGTAGCCTTGTTCTCCATCGCATTCCCTTTGGCTTCCTCGGGAGTCATTTTCTTATGCGTGATCGTCTGCTTTGTGGCCTTGGCCTCTTCCGCGGTCATCTTCTTATCGGGCATAGAACCTCCTCAGTTACAAACCCAGCCGTTGTTCAGCCGCTTTGCGATCGCTCCGGTACCCCCGCTGGCGCACGGCGCCGCGATCGTGCAATTGGTACAGTACTTAATCGTTCCGTTGTTGGGCGTTCCCAATGCCGAAAACAGAACACCATTGAACGCGAGCGAATCCAGCGTTGTCGCCGCTAATGTCGTTACGCCAGTCACGGTCAACGTCGTCGCGTTGATCGTCGTGATCGCATTGGAATCGAACAGGCCCACACCTGACAACGTGAATGATGTCGGAAGACCGCCCCCACTCAGGACCACATCGTAGAGACCTTGTGCGGCATAGAACTGCCATGATCCGTTCGATTGCGCCGTGAAAGGATTACCCAGTGGTGTCGGTGAACCGGCATTGTCGGAAAAGATCGTCGCCGGCGTACCGGTACCAGCCAGAAAAACCGTAACGGTGCATGAAGGAAAGGACTTCTGCACTTTCGTCGTCGATGCCAGGCCGCCGGTCGACACGGTCTGATTGCCGTACTCGCACCAGCCGCGCGCCGCGGAATTGGCTTTCGTTGGCTGCAGTGTGTAATAGAACAGCGCCGTGAGAATGACCGAAAGAATGACGAGTTTCTTTTTCATGACTTCACCGTTGTTGAATCCTGTCCCTGAAAGGATGGATGGAGTTGTTCATCGCTCTGACCGCGGCCGTCCAGGAACTCGAGGTACAGCGACAGCGCAGACAGCTTCGAGTTGTACAGCGTGCAACGTCGCAGAAAGTTTCCATGCAACGGAAACGTCTCGGCGAACTCGGCGCCGCCACACTTGAAGGTGGCAAGGTGTTGAGCCTCATCCAGAACGGCCGAAAAATCGTCACGGCCGACTTGGATAAAATCGGCATCCAGCGACGGCAGCACCATGTTGCGCACCACACTCGCGGTAACAGAGAAGCCCGTCGACGTCGGCTGGGCAGCGAGCGCAATCATGTTCAGGCCGGCATAGTAGAGTTTTGTCGGCGTCCCAGGCGTGGCACCCTGCCAGTTGGCATCGTAGGAATCACCGGCCGTCATCGATACTGGGATAACGGGAATGTTGTTGATACGCGCGCCCAGGAGTGCCGGCGCCGATCGCATGGCGTCGAGTCCTTCCTTGTAACGCATGTCGCAGTACTTTTCCCGGTAGGGATCTGAGGCAACGCTGTCACGGCCCAACAGTTGTGACAGCGCGCCCCACTTTGCCACCCAGCACCAATCGTTGGGAATTGGCAAAACCGTGGCGCTCAGCGTCGACAGATCCGCACCGGCATTGACCGTGAGGATGTCGTACTGGCCCGGTACCGCCGGCTGAATGTCGACGTCGAAGGCAAGGGGCGGTTCCGTCGACAGCCGATACGTCAACGGGATCCCCGGTGCGGCCTGTACAAAGTCGGACTCAAATGCTTGCTGGGCCCAGAGGTCGGATGGCACCAGCGTATTCAAGCTGTAGCCGAGCCCGGTATTCGGGATCCAGACCACACGCCGGAGTCCGATGACGGTTTGCACCATAAACGTCCTGCCAGCGGCCGCGGCGATCAAGCTCTCGGTGATCGTGCATCGGCTTTCGGACAGAACTTCATCTCTCACCTGCTGGATCGCGTTGAGGATATCGGTCAGGTTGAATTGGAGGGAACCAGTCCATGCCAGGGGATAGGTGGGAGTCTGGGGCTCCAACAGGTGATATTCGATCAAACTGATAAGGGTCTGATCGGTTTCCGAAAGCGCGCGCAACGTTGCCGGCATCTGCGTCACGTTGGTCATGTCATACCAGGTCACATTCGCTTGCGAGTTGAAGACAAACTCTTCCCGGTAGAAGTTGGCAAGGGCATTGAAGCTCTGCAGGGCTTCTTTGATGTAGGCCCCCAGCTCGGCGTCGCTGGTGAACTGCTTTGTCGGATCACCGAGCCGTTCTGCCAGCGCTGTCTTTGCCTGGGCGAATGTGGAGTAACTATAGGCCATTGTGTTATATTCCAACCCGTAGCTGCTCTCGCTGGAGCCTCTACCCTTTTCTGCTCAAATCCGGCCGGGACCGCGAATCCCGGCCGTTTTTTATTTCCCGACCGGAGGAACGACGTAAGCCGCTTGATTGGTGAGTAAGCGCATACCGATGTTGGCAACAGCCATTGTCGGCATTGAATACTTCGGTGGAATTATTCCTGACGCTCCAATGGAAATCGCACCACCGAGCAAGTTCAGCCAGAACGTTTTCGAAGCGAAAATTGATTTCATGATTCCTCCTAAAGTTTTTTCTTCGTGCCCGTTGGGTATAGCCAGACCACCTGTTGATCGAGAGTCGTCGAATCGTCCAAATGAATAAAAGTGTCACCGATTCCAATCCGCTTGAACCCCAGGCGAAAAGCGTTCGCTAGAATCGCGTAGCGCGTCCTCGAGGCCAAACAGCGAATGTCGGCTGCTTCCCCGGTCAGATGAGCGGAGCCGGTTTCCCCGCCGACGGCCGCGTTATGCTCCGGCGTGCGGAATCCCGAATCCACGATCAACGGGAAACCGCACTCATCCCTGAGAATGTCCAGCTTCTTGACGAAGCCAAACTTCATCCCTTCGCCGGATCCAGGCAGGTCCGGACTATCGAACTGCTTTGAATCGAAGAACTGAACCCCTGGCCAGTTCACGGTTTTACACCACCGAAATATCGATCCATTTGAGCTTCAATCCGTCCCACACGATAGGAGACTCCATCCAACTGCGCTGTCACCCTGCCGGTAACATAAGCCGCACCGAGAATTTGTATCGCAAGGCTGACAATGATTGCCCACACCCAAGGCTGAATTCGCAAGCCGCCGGAGCTGTTACGATCTTCTTCATTCACCATTTTCAGTGTCTCTACTCCCCTCATCCTGTGCTGCGGCTTGAACAATTCTATAGGCATCGATGCTCCTTATCGCGTAATGAGAAGCGTCGTACTGACATCGTTGGTCAGTGTCACGACTCGCCCACGAACGTACTTGGGCCAGGTAAATCCAATCGCAGCGCGTCCAAAGTTGCTCGAATTCACCGCAACGATGGTGACGATTGACACGTAGGCAGCGTCAATGTCCTGCTCCGCGGCCTCGATATCGATTTCGAATACTCCGGGAGGGCCGGAGAAATTCACCTGTAGAGCGGCCCCCCACGGGTAATTAGCGGACTTCTGTCGCTCCAGCTCCACGGCAACGCTGGCTTGTGTCGCAAGCACCCGCTGATTCTGCCAGAGGAAGTACTGATGTCCGGCGTTGAGTAAGCGAGCCTGTCCGGGCTGGTAGAATCCCGGCTGTTGCAATGATCCAAAAGGCATAAACTCTCCTTCTACCGGCCGACGTTCAGTTGGCCGCCGATGGTTGCAAACGGCTGACCGGTGGCGCCGATGGCCGCATATCGAACAAATCTCCGGAAGTACGTCATCATCTTGTCACGGTCCAGATCCGCACAAATTTTCAGTTTCTTGAGGAATTCCTTATCCGCACGCTCCGATAGGAATCTCCAGTCGGCGCCAGCGCCGCGAGCGATCCCCTCACCCTTTTGCGCTTCCTTCCACTGATAGGCGACTTCCTTCGCGCGCCACATGATCAACTCTTCGTTCAGCGGTGGTGGTACCGTATCGGTCGGCGCCGACAAAAGATCACCGCGGCGCAAGTACGCGAAGTTGTACGGCCGAACCGCGAGCGGATGTGGCCACAGTTCATAGAGCATGTATCCAAGAGTCGGACTTCCCGCCCGCGCGTCGACCTCGTAGGGAATCGCAAACGCCGGCAAGTTGAAGTTGGTCCGTTGCGGATCGTCCAATGCCAGATCGTCACGCGTCTTTGTCCAGAAGTCGATCGGTGCGGCATTGACCGGATCCTGGATTTCAAAGAACCGTTTGAAGTCGATCACCGGTACCGGGAAATAACACTGATAGACCATGTAGGTCAGTCCGGCGCCGGGAACATCCATCCACGGCCGGTCGATCGTGAACGTGTTGACACCATCGAACGCCACGATGTTGTAGATCGAATAGAACGGATTTCGGATCTGAAACGACGTCAGAAGCGGCAATGTGCCGGCTGTCTGGTACGCGAGCCACGCCGCGGCCGCGGTTGCATCGCCCACGATCTGATCACTGTATGCCGTCGCCGTGATCGTTCCGGCGCTCTGAATCGGGCTGCCGACCTGGAATAGCAAACCAGGCGTAAGCCAGCCAGATTCCTTGAACTGAAACGACCACATCAGAACGTCGTAGCAGTGACCCAGCGCCTCGTTGATAAAACTCTGAGCCAGCGGAAATTCCAGGCCCGGTACCTGGCCGTGAAGGCTGAAACTCATGTTGGAGTAAGGCATTAGTTTACCGCCGACGTTCCACGCTGATTCATTTCCGCCAGTGCCCGTTGGATTTCTATCCGCTTGGCACGCATAGATTCGTTAAAGCCCGGAAGGTAATTGTTCTTCCTCCCGTACACTTCCCTCAGTTCGAGTGCCTTCATTGCCCGATCCTTCTTGATCACCAAAAATGGCACGATCTGTTCTAGGAAAGGAAACGCCATTGCTCCGCAAATTCTCCAATGGAAAAACGGCTTATTGTTTCCCGTCGGCCGCTTCGCTCTTACGCCGTTCAGATAGATCTTTCCGCCCCACACTTCCTTCAGCCAGATCAATAGGTTTAGATCCGTATTCCCAACGCTGACATCCAGTCCGAACGTTTTTCTCTGGAGTCGGATACACCCTTCACCATCGATGATCCCGGCTGTATAAGCGGATTCCGTTTCATTTGCCATGTGCTCGTTTCCTCGCGATGGCCTTCATATTAGCGGCAAATACCGCTTTCTTTTCCTCTTTCCCGCCAGCCTTAATCCCTGCAGAAATCTTTTTGGTGGTAGCCTTACCGAACGATCCCAATGTTCCCTTTTCCTTCATCTTCTCCGTCGCTTCCTGAATGAACTTCTTTGCCATACTGCCTCCTTAAATGAAAAAAGCGCCCGCCGCTTTTAACGACGGACGCTTTTCCCAGCTCGTACCCTAACTCAATACGTCCCGCCGAGTCCTCCCAGGACCACGGTTTCAGCGGATAGATTGACTCCATTTGCGACCTCGGCGCCGGTTGCGAACACGATCCAGCGCAACTTCCAGGTCTGGCGTGGACCGGAACCTGAAGGAATTGGCTGGACCGTGAACGTACCGCTAACCGTGATCGCGCCGTGCAGAACATCGATGTAGTTCTGGAAGGCATTGATCGAAACCGGATCCCTGGTGGTCTGGGAGTAGGATGTCGGTCCCGTCCCAAAGCCAGCGAAGGCAAGCCGTTTTCCGATCCTGTCGGGATAACCCTTATACAGTTGCAGATTCATGCGACTCCTTACCCTTGCAGTGAAGGCTGATCCATCAGCACAAGGCCCAGTGTGTTCGGGCTTGGCGGAGACAGCGCGACACCCAGATTTGCGGCGTCGATGGTCTGAGCCGTCGTGTCCTGTCCGACACCGAGTGTCGTATAGGTGATCACGTCGCCCGTTGCCGGAGCGGCCTTCTGCAGTGTGGCGCCCATCAGCACGCTTGCAACACCGAGCTCCTGAACGAAGCCGTAGTTGCCAGGCGTGATCGCGTTCAAGAACACCACGACGTGGGCCCCGACGATGCCCTTGTCGAAACTGGTGACGCGATTCAGCTGGGGTTGTCCACCGGCCAGCATCAGACCGACAGTTCCGACCTTGACGTTGCTCGACGTCGCGCCGGAGTCGACCAGAACGCGTCGATATCGGCCGGCATGGAGTTGCACCTGTGGCAACGTCGTGTAGGACAACTGATTGGCTTCGGCTTCGGTCAAGTCAAAGAAGTCGCCCAGGTTCAGTCCACCGGAAAAAATTGGATTGCCGGTGCGAAGATCGGTCAGAGACGTCGGAGACGTATCATTGGCCGCGTTAAGAGCAAACCATGTGGGAAGAATTGGTTGAAAAGGCAATGTCGTTCTCCTTTAAGCCTGGAAGCCGTACGCCTGAGCGTTGTGGCGTGGCATGACGTTGTAAAGGTTCGTGCCCAGTCGCATAAACAGGGCGTCCATGCTGACGTTGTTCGGCATCGGCGCCCGACGCAGTCCGTAGTTCCAGCCCTTCTTGTTCGTCGGCCGAATCTTGAAGGATGACGCCTCGAGGAAGAACAACACTTCGCCGACCGTGATTGTCGTGTTCGAAGGGATATTGGATCCGGTCAGAGAAATTGCACCGGTGGCCAATCCTGCGTACGTGGGCGACAGGAACGATCCTGTCTGCGTCGACAGGCCGGAGCCGTCGACGAGATTGTTGTTTCCACCGATACCGCCTGTTGCTGCCAGCGACAGGAAGTCGGCTGCCAGGGACGAGGGAGCCAGCGGATCGGCGAAGATTTCAACGCCGTTGAACGTCAAACCATCCCACTGAATATCGTGGTTCTTGTTGGACACGTCGCGCCGTTGCGCATCGAGCGCGTTGGCGATCGCGACAAATCCAAGCACGTTGGTAATACCCAGGTCGGGCTTACCGCCGGTGACTGTGGTCTGACCCCAGAGGCGCATCAGCGCGTTGAAGTCGATCTGGCCGGGAGTACCGGAGGAATTTCCAAGGAACAGCGGCACGCTGTTCAGTGCCGGCCCGATGACCGTGTTTCGTGTGGCGCCACCGTAGGTCGTGAAGATGTTTCCATCCCACGACGGATCGACACCGTTATTCAACGCCTCGGACAGTCCGTTGGAGTTGAGAACGCGATTCTGGGAAACGCCGGTACCGGAGGCCTGACCGTGACGGAACGAGTCCATCTCCAACATGGTGTTGATCATCTCGACCATGTTTTCCATCAGGATCTGGTACTGGTTCGCGATCATCGACGGACCAGAGTTGATCACGCCGCCGGTACCGGAGCCGTCATCGAGCTCCCAGTCATCGAGCGGGTTCCAGGAGACGTAGGCCTTTGGCTGGAACTTCATACCTGTGTTCTGCTGCTGACGGGTGACCGTCACCGTAGAACCAGGAGCAACCGCGGCGCCCTGGGGACGTCCGTAGATGAAACCTTCGAACATTCCCGAACCGCCCAGGAACGGATCCCAGACGCCGGCACGTCGCAGCTTCGCCTGAAACGGCGTGTCGACGAACAGGTTCTGGAACACGACGTTCTTCCGGACCGATTCCAGATTTGTCGCGTCGATTTCGTTATAGAGCGGATCACCTAGAGTAAAAGGCATTGAGAAACTCCTTCAGCTAGTTCACGGTCGAACTGGCGTTCTGCGCGATGTCCTGGTTAATGAGCGACTGTGTGTACTGGTGTCGCTCCTGTTTGCTCATGGAGAGCGGATCCTTAACTGTCTTGGAATCCACACCCTTTCTCAGATTCGTAAACTCCGACGGTGCGCCCATCCGCACGTTCGGGTTATTGCCGAGGCGTTCGACCAGTTCGCGTTCCTTTTTCTGGAAACGCTCGTTGACCTGCTTTTCGATTTCGGCATTCTGGCGTGTCGCGACGATCTCGGCACGCTTGGCCTCGAAGTTGTACTTCTGCGCGACATGGTCACGGAACTTCATGTGCCGGCCTTCGGCTTCGGCCGAAAGTGTTTCGATGTCGTCCGGGATCGGAGCTCCGTGCAGCCGCTGATACTCGCTGACCGCCCATGTGGCATTGGCCACCGCGCGGAGGCCCTCTTCCTTCGTCATAAACGAGGGGGAACCCGGTACCACGTTTGTATTGGCAACGTATCCGTTGGGATTGGGATTCGGGTTCGGATTGGGATTCGCGTTCCGGTTGTATCCGGGAGCTTCCTTGGGAATAAAACCGTTAGCGCGACCCTGTTCGTTCTGAGTGCGATAGAACTGGAGCTCGGCTTCGAGCATCGTTTTTTCGTTGCCCCACTGATCCAGCGCCGGCGCGATCTTCGTGTCGTACTGCTGGGCCTGTGCACGCTGGGCCGTTTCGGCCTGTTCCTTCAGTTGCGCGGCCGACTGACGGGCCTGTTCTGCGGTTGTCAGAACGGTGTCGAAGCCGGCGATAATTCGGGCATCGAGCCCGGCGATCTGTTCGTCGGTGAGTCCGGAAGCTTTCAATGTTTCTGCAACGGTTGGCATACTTTCTCCTTAAACGGGTGGGTTCTGCTCCGGTCCTGGTTGCGGAGCCTGGGACAGCATTGCCGATTGCGCTTCCTGGATTCCCGCCGCGGCCTTTTCAAGTCCTGCCGACAGCACAGGAGATTCCTGCGAGAGTCGTTTCAGAACCTGATAAATCTGGGCGAGTATGACTTGCTGGGGATTCGCTGGTGCCTGAGATGGTGGGGCGCCGCCTGGCGCGCCTCCGGGAGCGCCGCCTTGTGGCGGTGGTGCTCCTCCTCCCATCGGCGGTGGGGTAGGTGACGACATTTACTTTTTGCGTCCCTTTCGTCCGCCACGCTTCATACCACCAGCCATCTTGCGCATGTGCGGCTTGTGAGCGGACACGATCTTCGTTTTCTTCCCCATCGCTTCTCCTCGGGCCAAAAAAAATCGGCCCAACAACAATTCGTTGCTGAGGCCGACTTTGGATCTCTCGCGAGAGAGGCAAAACGGAATCTCGTGACGCACAAGAATTACGCCAACAGATTCAATACTGTCAACCGAATTCTACTGCATGCCTAAAATTTCGCGGATCTTATCGCGCTCCGGAGACGTCGCGCGGGTGCGCTCAATGAGAACAATCGTGCGAATTCCGCCTTCCTTGAGAGACAACGTCAACTGTCCAGTCGTCCGCTGGGATCGGACAACTGAAATCAATTTCTCGATCGACACGCTCGAGTCCAACACGGTTTCCGTAATCAGGTAATCTTCGTTCTTTTTGATGATCGCGTCAGTATTCATTTGCTGGTTTTGATGACCGGCCGCGGATTGGTTTTCTTATCCTTGACGATAAGTTTCGGTGGCGCCTGGTCCGATGCCGGTCGGCCGCCTCCGTGAACGCCCTGGTGTGGTGGTGATTTTTGCGGCGCGCCGGGGCCGCCTCCGCTTGGCGCACCGCCGCCCTCTGGTGGAGGCGCACCGTTGGGAGAAGCACCACTATCGGGACCACCGATGCCGAGCTCGGCGGCGAACTGACGTTCCTGCGCAAGAATCGCGATCTGGATCTTCTTCCAGTTCACCCACTTTTCAAACTCGGTATCGCCAGGAATCTCACCGAAGTTTTCAATCCCCAGTTTCTTTGCGACCGTATGCGGCGATATCGGAAAGTCGCGGCTGTAGAGTGCCATATACTTCGCCTGTTCCTGCGCCTGTGTGATCTTCAGCAACGTCGACGGAACCGAAACGAGTCGAAGTTTCTTGGCAAAACTGCGTGCGCGCGTGAGCTGGTCGTACATCGACGCTCGGCTGACGACTTCGCCTTCGACCATATCGAAAGGCAATTCCCCGTTTACATACTCGTCTATCAGATGGGACGGAATCATGCTGGAGGGATCGAAGTCCATCAGAACGGAGGTGACCTTGTCGGGCCCAACGTATTCGATGATCCTGGCCGTATCCATCCACTGAGGGATCATCACCTTGAGCATGTTGGCCACTTTGGCGTTGCCCGATTCCATCGACGTCGCAATTCCTTTTGCGATCGGGCCAACGCTTTCCAGTGCCTTGTCGAAACTGTCGGGCGATAGATTCAGTTTCGCGTCCATCAGCGAACCAAGGTCGTTGATGCCCAACTGCCGTTCTTCCTGCTCCTTTAGGAATTGCTGAAACTTGTAATTCGTATCGGTGATCTGGACTTCGTCAGGTAGGAGCGACTGAAAGGTTTGCTTCGGGATCCCGTCGCCACCCATGCGAACGTTGGGCTCGAAGATATCGAAGTTTTCAACTTTCGGGCCACCCGTCGATGTTCGATCGTAGCCCATCGGCGGATTCATGCGCGCGGTTAGTACTTCGTCCATTCCACGTTCATGCTTGCGCTTTGTCTGCTCAACCGAACTGACCGATTCCACCAGCGACAGCCCTAACGCTTCCCACGGCCAGTCGTCGACGGTATAGGCTACGGCCGGCATTTTCCCGTGCCAGTCAAACGCCGGCCCGTCATACATCGGCATCGACACTCCGGGATTGGTGATCATCAGGCGAAGATTGGGATACACACGGCAGTCCTGCAGTTGCGCTTTACGCATGACGGGCTGATTGTTCAGGACACCGCCGGGAATGTCCTGGCCCAGCGTCGGCACCTTGTAAAACCAACTGGTGTCAACATCGCCCATCGGTAGTTCGAACCCAGTTTTGTTGATCCGAAGATCACGGACGAACGTGTAACGGATTTCGCAGTACAGGTTTCCCCAGTTTCTGGTTTCTCCGCCGTATCGAAACTTCTCGGCCCAGTCCAGCCGCTTTGCCGTCAAGCGCGAAGGATACGTGCATTGATTCACCGGCAACAGGCTTGCCTGAAACAACGGGAATCGCGCGTGAGCTTCGGCGATCGGCATGTACTCGTAGATGGTGACTGCGTAGGCTTCCTGGATATCGTTGTTTGCCGGTACCTGAACCGGAAGCACATCGAGCAATCCCAGGGCATCGAAAATGATCTGTCGTTCGCCGAAGCCATAATCCTCGGCTTTGCATTTGGGCCAAAGATATCCAACGCCGGTAACGGCGGCCCACTGAAGAGCCTTGCGCAACTGCCGCGGAAACTGAGCCTCCGTGTAGATGCACTTCATCACGTTGTTTTCGATTTCAGCGAATTGCTTATACTGTGTGGCGTCTGAACCGACAGTACCGATTTCGCGAACGTCGGAGATGGTTTCGACAAACTTGCGGATGTTGTACTTCAGGTCATTACTGACCAGAGTCGATCGCCGGCGATCATTGAAGATGCCGTCGAATATCCTCATGTTGTGGGCCAGGTTCCGGTAGGAGCGCTGGCCGGAGATGTAACCCTCACCCTCTTGTATGGCTTCCTCTACCCAGCCGAGGCGAATCGTCGGGGCTGCCTCAAAAGGTGGTACCTGCCAGCTTGTGCTTGTGGGCAGGACTTCTCGAAGTACGACGCTCATACTTTTTCCTCAACAGGCACGTTGAACGATCGGCGAGTGTGATAGCCACCTGTTGGGGTTCTCAATTTTTCGTCGTCGGGATCGCCTTTATCCAGAACCCAGAATCGTGCACCGTACGGGATTTCAATCAAGTCTGGCAATGTGTAGAATTTTTTGCAGTCGTAACATCCTGGAGGCGTGGGACTCCAGTTCCCTTCGAAGAAACCGTTGTACCAGATTCCAATACGGCCATCTGGCGCAATAACCATGTTGTTTCCGCTGTGTCCGTCGTCAGACAGCCGACCGGTACCACAATTCGGACACATCAGCGGCCTACACTCTTCGTAAGTGAAACTCATCAGTGTCCATCCTCATATCCGACGATATGCTGGAAACTCTCGCGCTTCATCTTCTTGTTTTCCCAATCCTCGTCGAGTCTGGCGATCGCAGCGCGACAGAACTCGCGATTGACTTCGTTTCGCGCGTTCATCATGGACGTGACCAGTTCGGCGCGTACCTGTTGACGAATTGGACCCTCAATGGATTCGCGCTGTTCGTCGGTCATTTCGTTTTCGCGCTTTTCCTGCTCGCGATATTTCTTGTCCCAGCGATCGACTTCCGACGCCGTCCTGCAGACGATCTTCTCGAATCCCATTCTTGCGAACAGCGAAGGAAGCGGGAATTGCTCCGGAGCTCCGACCATGATCCGGCCGGTCGACTTCTGGTGATAGAACACGATCGCGATCTTCTTGACGGCCGGCCGACTCTGGCCGGGGATCCAGATTTCAGGCGCTTGCTTGCGTGGCGCCATGCTCGAAGGTAAGTAGAGTTTCGTCGTCATCGCTTGTAGGGTAAGGCCTTCTCTGAAGCTTTAGTGGAAGGGGGTGCTTTCGAAATCTTCCTATTGGGGATACCGCTGGAAACCTGTTTTCGAGACGAAACGATTCCCTGTCTTTTGTCGCGGTCCGCCTGAATCTGCTTCGACTTCACGGCGTCAGAACTGGTCTGCATTCGTTTCAGTCCCTGCGAAAGAAGACTGGATTGTTCCGACAGGTCTTTTACCGCCGGCTCGGGTTCGGCTTGCGGTTTACGCTGAAGCTTCGATTGAAGGGCCTTGTTCCTCGTCGTCGCCTTGGCGGCCTCGCTTCGCATGTCCATGTTTTTCTGAATCTCGGAATCGCGGCTGTCGGGAATCTTCTTGCCGGCGACTCTGGCCTTTTCCTTTTCGGTATACTCCGAATCGGTCATGGACATTGGTTGAGGCGCCTTTCCAAATGGAGCATCATCGTTGGTATCAGATCCACCCAGGGACGGATCGTGCGGTGAGAATTTGCGCTCTGCCATTGCTTAGTCTCCTACGCTCATCGACGCCACGTTAGCATATTCCTCTTTCAATTCCGGCAAAGTTCCTTTCCGTATCTGATAGGTCTTCTCACTGCGTTCGGCCGTCACGTCCATGTGGTGGCGGGTGAAGTAAGCCATCGCCGCGGCGCGAACGCGATCGTCCTTTTTGTTTTTCTGGTGTTCGATTTTGGTTTTGCCGGCGACGGTGATCTTTCGTTCCAGATCCTGCATTTCCAGGATCAGCCATTTGCTGTTGGCCTTATACCAGCCGTTGGTCACAGCATCGATGAAACGATTCATCAGAATCGGTACCGACCAGGTTCCGGAGTAGAAGCCGTCTTTGACGGAGTTGGTCTCAACGACTTTCTTGTTGTCGTACCGGATCATCTGATGGTGGTAGAGAAAGCCCATCATTTTCAACTGGTGCTGACAGTCATCGCCGGGCCGCTCGCGCTGCTCAATACAAAACTTCGCGCCTCGAGGATCGCGGCATTTCTTTCCGTACCATGCGCCGAGCGCCGCAGCAAATCCGACAGCTTGCGCCGGATTGACTCGCAAACTGGTGAACTCGGCAACCTGCACATCCGGGAAATTTCCCTTCGCGCTATTGGTGACGTTGATCACCGTACGATCCTCATCGGGCTTATTCATGCCATCGGCCGTGTCGATGCCGATGGAATAATCGCGGCCAGACTTCGGTTCCTCGTAGATGATCAAACGATCCAGCCACGGCGTTTCTTCCTTTTCGCTGATCGGCAGCAACGGAACGAGGATCCAACTGTAATCTTCTCCGCGGTGGGATCGCCATTCGATCTCGATGCGATCGGCTTCGTAGTCGACCATTTCCGGATCCGGTTCGAAACCGTCGTCGATGGACTTTCCCAACACGGCGTAGGATCGAAAATCCACCTTTCGCGCTTCGGTTTGGACTTCGATGACATCGGGTCCGAACACGACGTCGTTCTTGCCGGTGAGCGCCTCTAAGTCGTCGGCCGGCATCTGCGAGGCCCAAGTCCGTTCGGTGTGTTTCTTCAGCGCCTCAAGGTAATTGAATTCCCAGAACCACTGTTGCTCGCGCGGCATGTGCCAGGTTGCGCCGGCCACTTCAGAAAGAAACGGCGTCGATCGGATGTAGAGCTCGCAGCGCTGAACGTGCTTGCGAGTTTCCTTGATCGGCATCCAGTCTTCAGGGATCGGGAACTTCTTGACCCAGTCCGCCTCCGGATACAGATCCGTTGCCAGCGGCCAGGGGATGAACAGCGGACAGAACCTGGAAATCCCCAGAGGAAACCCTTCTTTTGCGGTGCGCCAGAAGTCAGCTTGCCATCCGGTATTTCCGCCGCCGGTACCTTCGAAGACCTGGAAAAGTTTTCTCGACGGGTGAGTGGCGCGCAATACGCCTTCCTCGATTGTCTTTTTGGGATTGGGAATATCGGCGAGCTCGGAAATATGAATCGCTGTCGGCGTCCATCCTTGCCCGATGCCGGTGGCCTGGGAGCCGGACTGAATCGAAAGAAGCGAACCGTTACTGAATCCCATCTGCCCGATTCGATCTTTGGTCTGTCGCGGTACCAGCCACCACGGGCAACGCTGATAACAAATCTCGATGATGCGGCCGATCAACTCGGACTTGTCCTGCTGGACCGAAGCCATGACGGCTTGTGTGTTGGGAATGAACAGGAGCCGATGAAGGAACAACAGCGCGGTCTCAGTCGAGATTCCGACCTGGCGCGCCTTGAGTACGAAGATTTCGATCGCGACTTCCAGGTCTTCGAAATGCGCGACAAGCTGAAAGAAGATTTCCTGCGAGATGCGTGGATCGAAGCGGAAAATGTCGCCCTTCTCATCGCAGATAAACGCGTAGCGGCTTTGGAAGTAGTGAGCGTCACAGGCACAGATAATCTGTTCGTTCTGAACCCAGCGCTTGAGTTGACGTTTTTTGTTTTCCGTCATGCGCTGCGTGACCTGCACGTAGGAGTTTTTAGAATTGCTGACGATCTTTGTGACTTTGTTGACGTATTCCTTGAACTCGCTGATCTGGTCGATGGTGTGGTAGACCATTTCCCATTTCAGTTTTTGCGCATACGCGTGAAGCTTCTGTTCAATGAGCCGTTTTGAATACATCAGTTCCCATCAGTCAGCAACATCTGTGTCGATTCCAGGTCGGGGAATAGCTCGTCGACATCGGGTTCTTCCGGATGCGACGTATCGGGGGTCGGTTCCGGAGTCTCAGGAGTGCCGCCGGCGAAGTATTTGCCGATGAACGTTGCGCCCTTCGGTTGCGGCAGGAATCCCATCGCGGTATCGATCGCGTCACGATCCTTGTAGCCTCGAGGCGTTTTTGCAGCTTTGATTCGCGCGCGTATAACGTCGGGGTGAGAAGTGATTGCCAACACCTTAACGGCGTTTACCGAATGCTGGCGCAACGCGAAGATGATTTCTCCGAGCAGCGTGTTCATGTCGACTTTGGCTTTGACCGCCCACACTTCAAACGGAATTGCAGCGCGATCGCGTTCACTGGCCCGATCGTATTCCCGAAGAAACTTGACGATCGATGGATCGGTGGAAAATCGCATGGCGGTGACGACGGCCGGGATTCCGCCTTCGGCTTCCTCGAGGATGGGAGTCAGCCTGGCCGCACAGCGGAGCTCGTCTTCGTCGACTTCGTGTTTAACAAGCAAAGCTTCGATAAGTTCTGTGCTGAACTTCTCAGTCTTTGGTTTCTTCGTCGTCTTCGATTCCGGGTCCGGTTGGGAATTTTTCTTTTTCGTCGGGGTGGGCTTTGATGTACGCGGCCTCTCGCGGACCGAGCGTTGTCCACTCGTCGATTGGTTCGTCGCTTTCGCCTTGGTCTGCACGCAACTGCTCCTCTGGTGTCAGTATGTGCGTGATTGTAGCGTCAGCGGGTTTTTTCCGTTTCGGAAAAGTTTTGCGGTGATGCCTGTAGAGAGTTTTGCCGATGCCATCGAGTGTACCGGCGATGAAGTCGAACGTCTCGGCCATCGACTCGAACGCAACGACGAGCCGCTCTTCCTGTTCAGGTGTCATTTTACGATTTTGAATTTGAACTTGTCGGAGTTGAGAAAGAACATCGTCGGATTCTTATCCACGAACGGTTTCAGGAAAGGTTCGTCGTACTCGTGACAACAGACGCCGGGTGGATGAACTACCGCACACTTACGGTTTCCGCGTTTGAAGTCGCCACCGCACAACAGGCAGTGATAATAGGAATCCTTGGGAAGAACTCCATCGAATTTCATTTCCTCACCATGAAGCTTTCGCCGACAAATTCGACAAACATCGAATCGGAGTACTCCGGATTGTCAAAAATCTCCTTCAAGGCTGGATGAACCTGATAGTCGTCGCTCAACTTCGATGCGATATATCGGGCCGTTCCGAGTGTCATCATTCCGCTGGAGGGTGGATTGTCTGTGACTTCGGCCGCCGACTCCCACATTTTCTGGAGTGATTCGAAATCGATTTGTTCTGTCATAGTCGCGCCGGTGGTGGATCGAATCCCCACTCCTGCAGGAGATTTCCGTTGATGTCGACCGAGAACCAGACGTTCTCGATCGGACCCGAGTGTAGGCCGTCGCCGGTACCGGGCTGGACGCGCCCTTCCATGAAGGCCTGCCGGAACCAGGGGAACCGGCCCAGAACGGCCAGATGCCAAGGATCGGGCACTATTGCAAAGTGGTGGTGCTGGGGAGTCAGCTTTGCGAAGCGCTCTTCGGTGGTCATAGACCGCGCCTACTCTTTTTCGGCGCCAGCCTTCTTGGCATTCTTCGCCGCGGCTTTCGCGTTACCCTTGCGTGCGTAGTGCACTCGCCGGACTTCCTTGCGGCCGCCGGAGTCTTCCGTCATCACCGGAACGCCCTGTCCACTTTCGCGGCGAACAACATTTGGTGGTTCCGTCGGAATCTCCTGAACCGTGGTGACCTCGAGGGCGCCTTCGGCTTCAGGATTGAACGGAACTCCGGATTCCGCGACGATTGTCTTTTCGACAACGGCACTACGGCCGCAATCGATCGCGCGGATCTTGATGGTGATCTCTCCGGAGAAGCTTTCGTAGGCCACACTGGGATTCAGATAGCAGTCCTGAATCAGTTGCTGCCGAATTCGAAAGACGAGTGCTTCGATAATTTCCTGTCCGGAAAGTGGTTCGGGGATCGCGATTTCAGCCATTGTTTTCCCTCAATTGTTTTGGTTTTTCGGGCGTTACGTTTCGAATTCCTTGCTCACTGTCGGCGGCCCGTCGATCCAGATCCGCGTACAGGGCATCCCATGTATCAAAGCGCTTCATGTACTGGAGAATGTCCAACTGCTGGCCCCAGTCGTATTTCATCAGGCGTTCGAGAAGATCGTTGCGTGTCCGCGGCCGATTCTTGCCGGAGAACGGACCGTCTTTAACGATTGGCGGCGCGACCGGAACTCCAGGGAAAGTACCCAGTTCGGTAAAGTGGATCCCATCAGCGGTGCTGTAGATCGTCGTGTAGTCGGAGCCGCTCGCTACGTCGACGCTGACAATCGGCTTTTCACCGTGCCAGTAAACCTTCTCGTCGCTCATCGTTTCCTCGCTGCGCGTTTTCCAGCGATTCGCTTCGCCTTCCCCATGTGTTTAAAGTTGTCAGTGACTTCAGCTAGTTTGACTTGCTTCAGATCGAATTTCTTTCCGCTGGGCCCTTGATACTCATCCGGTCCGATCTTTTCGAATGGCATAGAACCTCCAAAGTTTGCCGAAGGGATCATCGCTTCCGGAAGGTATCTCGGTCTTCACGCCTAGAAAGCGGTTGTCTCTCCGCCCACCAGTTACGCCGGTGAATGCGCCGGCACAGCCCTCCTTCCGTTGGCTTCCCCTTCGGCAATTGCGGAGGTCGGAATTGAACCGACGACTGCCCGGTTATGAGCCGGGAGTTCTACCACTGAACTACTCCGCGACGAATCAGCCTAACTCTTCAATGGCTGCGTAAACAGCCCGAACAGTGATTCGGCCAGAATCTTTGGCATCTTCCGACAGTTGATCGTACGGCACCATAAATTCTTCTCCAGTCGAAGCGGACTTCCGGGAAGTGATTCCCTTTTGGAGATTCTTCTTCATCCACGCTTCATGGACCTTCGCGCTGACAAGTTCGACATCAGGTAGGATGATCATTTTTCGTGCGTTCCTTCGACTCCCCGTTTGATTCGTGCCACCGTCCGGCGCTGCAGCCACATCAGCGATTCCTCGAGATGGGTCAAAGCAAGTGCGTTCTCCCGGCAAGCGTACGGGCCGGCCTGAAAACACCGCAACCGATCGATTTCGATCGCCATGTGGGCTTCCCCTGGCACCCCGTTGATTCCGGCTTCCTTGATCGGCCCGTTTTGGAACGAAACCATGTGTTGCTGTTCCACACCGTCTTTGTCGGTGTAGGAGATTCTATACAGGTGATGGGCTCCGCCGGCGCCGGGCTCGTCGAGTACTTCGATCTTCACCAGGTGTTTCATGGCGTCGCCTGGAACGATGTGATCTGTCAGTTCTCTCAAATTAGCCTCACTTCTGGTTGATGTTCTTCGCAGAATCGAGCCTCCGGGATTAAGTCTCCAGGAAACCACAATTCGCAAACAACGGGTTTACCGCACAGTGTTGCAACGTTTCGTTGCGCGTCGAAATCCACTTCAAATTCGCACGCGCTCATTACTTCACAATCGTCGTCGAACCGGTTTCCGGTTCCGGCGACGGCTCGTCGGCATGGCCGACAATTTCTCCGGCACGGCCAACGCTGGCCGCCACCGCCTGGCCGGCCTTCTCCCAGGCTTCCTGGATCCGAACTTGCAGATGATCGAACGTCGGCAAGTCGGCGCCGCTGACCAGGCTCTTGTTGTTTGTGAACTTACAGTAAGCGTCGTAACCGATGTTACCCAGCGTTTTCGTTCTCATAATTTCCTTTCTGTGAACCCTGAAACCAACCTTATAGCCGCCATAGCGCTCCATCCACATATCTCGCGCGAAATTCTTGTCGAGTACGATCGGCATATCTTCGAGACTGAATTTTTCGACTTTCGTTCTCTCTTCGCCCAGCCACAGGCACAGTTCGTCCCATATCGCCTGAGACACAACCAGTTCGACGACGGCTTCCCGCGGTTCCTTCACGTATTTGCAGATTTCTTCCAGTTCAGGACTCATAAAGCGTTTCTCAAATCACGCCCGGACGGGCCAGGGAAATTCCCTCAAATTGCTTGGTTAGTGTCCCCAGCGCGCCGGGCTCTGCGGTTATGTCAAGGTTTCGGCGAATACTTCCGTTCGAAAACGTCCTTTGGGTTCAGGTACTCGTAGCCGTCGGACTGGATCACGAGGTAGTCTCCCGGTTCCATGAGATACCGCGCCGTCATCCCGTGATCGGCCATTCGGTTCTTCCCATCATCAGTGCAAAATGGAGTCTCGCCATCCTCGCGCTGAGTGCCGACAGATACGATCTTGAACGCTTCCACTTCAACTGGGTTTGCTATGTACTTCAAAAACATCCTCCCCGGCGCCGATCCAGCGCCTTATTTGCCAGAACTTGAATCGCAATGTTGTCCAGTTCCCGGTCGGCCTCTTTGGCTGCGTCCCATCCGCGAATGAACTGCAGACGGACTTCGTCGACATGGGCCTTCAGGTGGACCGGATAAACCTCACCGAAAAGGTAAACCAGATATCTTCCCACCCTTTCGTAGCATCCCCTTCTCACGATCGATCCTTCCCTTTGATAACGTCCTGTGCCAGTTGACCCTGTCGAATCACCCCATTGCACTTCGGACAGGTCGCCTTGATCGCCGCGGTGATCTTGGGATCCGTCATCGCTTTTTCCTCCGGTCCGCCGATGGCCCGTTGAATGTTTTCACGAAGTCCTTGAGTTCCTTCAATGTCAATTTCCCGATCTGCTGGAACACTGGGACTGGATCCGCCACGGGTGGACCGCCCAAAAGCCCCTGCAGGTGTTCCACCTGGTGGATCAACAGGTCTATCTCAAAAAAGAGATAATCCACCGCGTCTCTGACTTTTACCGGATTTGGCGGTTCCATTTGAATAGCTAAACGCTCGTCCATCAGCTTTTCGTGTCGGTCCCGGCGCTTTGGTTTGGGTGGATCCGGATTCTCCCGCGGAAGAACGGGGTTTCGCGCTCCCTTCATCCTCTGATCAAACCGGTTCAGTTCGGCTCGGAATCTGGAACAATTCGTCGCATGGCTCCTCGAGACTCGACCGTGAGTTATGCACAAGTAAACAGGACACATATCAGAACAACCTCAACAGTACGAAGATCGCCACACCCGTCACGATTCCATCGATCGCCCCACACACGATGTCGGCCATCACTTTCACCGGTGATTCCTGCATAACTGCACCCCAGTCCAGTGCGGATTCGCCGCTTTTGCAAACACGGTCGCGTCATAGCAATCCTGGCAGTACTCCTCCGGCACCTGGCAATCCTCGCAGTGGGGTGGTTCCAGAAACTCTATTTCCAGTTTGGCTCCGCACACCACACACTGAACCGTTTCATCGCCCAGCGGTAAGTTTCTCGCGTCTCCCCTTATCCGCCCGTCGAATGCCTTCACCGCGGCACCCTCTTCAACTCCCTCGGCGCCTTCATCGACCCGGCCTTTACCGTCTGTTTCGCAGCCCGAAATTTCAACATCACCGGCACTGTTACCCCGTGATCGCTCGTCTCCACGTTCCGAACCGTTCGTACCGACACTCCCATCAGCTCTGCCAACGCTTCCTGCGTCAACAAATTCCTTTGTCGAAATGTTCGAAATTGGGCCGAAATTCGCCTCTTTTCGCGCTTCGAAGTCGTAATCGCCACTGGCATGATTCCCGCACTCTACAACTTTTTTGGTTTTTCGTGGAAATTATCTGCCCTCATTTTGCCGGTCTTCATTTTTTTGTTTTTTTTGTGAATCAAGACGTGAAAGGCGTCGACGCCGGCGCGCCGCGGCCAGGTCCGGACAACTCGAAAATGGTCGGATCTGGGGAAAACTGGGGATTTCTCCGGTCTCTGAAGGCGGGAAGACGGCGTCAAGAGCTCCGTTATGATCTCGGCCGCGTGCAAGTCGAATGATTGCGTTACTTACAATTCAATGTCGTATAACGGTTGTTATGGTGGGACTTTCCAGACTTGGAACGGCTTCCTCGGATCCCGTCGACTTACGGCCGGAACTGTAAGCGCGCACGTGAGTTAAACGGCCGATCCTTCAAAAATTCGCTCATTAGGGCGCCGTCTCTCATGCGTGCACTCTCTCTCACGGCTTGACGGTACCACGGCTTGTCTCTCTCTCACAATATGGATTGTACAGACGGGAAGGCTTCGCTTGGCTTCCTTCCTTCGGAAGCCTGAGATATGGAAGGGTACCGTTCCACTGCGTTGCACTTCGGCCTATCGGCAATGTGGAAGGGGAAACAAGAGATACACCCGATTTTCTTGAGAGAGACGGGGATTGAAGAAAACAAGGGGATAAAGGGACTTGACAGGAAATGTCATTTCCGATGACAAAAATTGTCAATCGCCTGGCGCCGGGTTAAAGCTTTGGGAATGAGGGGAATAGGGGGGAAACGGCGGCGTTGGGGACGAAAGTATGATGACAGAAAGTGTCATTTTCAAAAGGTTATCGAAATGGAAGTATAGGGGAATGCAAGGTTTAGCGATTGGACGCGTCCGTGCTTTAACAGAGGGTATGGAATACGTAAAAGCGATGGAAATACTTCAGAAGCATATGGCGGAATACAGGAATTCGTTCGGTCTTTATGGGAAGGACTTCCTGTACAGGGTGTACTCCCACATTGTGGATTCAATGATTCAGGAAGGGAAACAATCATGAAAGCAACCGGATACGACAAGCTGGGGATTCCACGTTTTACCGTGACAGGGTTAACCGCGAATGAATTGGCGGAATTGGTGACATACGCAAGTGGGAACCTTCAATATTCCACGCCAATTGAGTACGTGGCAGTGGACCGAACAGACGATAGAACGGGGGAAAACTCATGAAACGGCAAAAGTACATTGGGTGGATTAAAGACGGGAAATATCCCGATAGTTCGCTTGGGGTAAGTTTTGAGACGACGACGTCCAAAGACAAAATCTACAAACATGCGGCTCATCTGTCACTTCTCATGGGGGGAATGAGCAATTGCCAACGTCCGTTTACGCTGACAATCACGACGTTCGGACGGGATAAAGCCAAACTGGAAATTGTAGACAAGTTTGTCCTTCCAACAAGGGGGAACCAATGATTAGCGAATACTTGACGCCGGAGGAACGGACCGAACGCCTGTTAACACTCGGCTGGTGGAATTCCATGTTTTTCGCCTTCGAACATTGGAAGGCGAATGAGGGAACCGAAGCCGATCGGACGCTGTACAAAATTGTGGAATACCTGCACAACATTTAGGAAGGGGAACTAAGACCATGAAAACCACTGCGCCATTGACGAAAGACCAAGAGAAAAAACTGTACTGCGATCTAATCGCGAAATGTCCGGACGGTTATGTGAAGGACATTCTCACAGATATGCGCGCAGACGTCGAACGTGCGATCACGTCGGATCTCGGCTTCATTACGCTTGGCTTGTATCTCACACAAGCCGAGGAACAAAGACAGGAACTTTTGACGGTCTCGAATGAAGTTAAACGGCTTCGCTCTGAGATCCGAGATCTGGAAGGAAGGAAGCAATTGATTGAACAGGGGCTCTACACGGTCCGGAAGACGGTCCGAGAATTGACCGGCTTATGACCGTGCAACAAAGGTTAACGCTCTGGTTTGCCGTCTTTGACTTTTGCGTCTTTGCGGCTTTGCTACTTCACTATGGCCGATAACAGGAAGGGGAACAATATGACGTTCGACAAGTTAGCAGACAGCATCAAAACTCACGCCGTGCTTATGTCAGGGACCAACAAAGACGTGCTTAGTCGCGCGACGGTCTCTCACGTTACAGGAAAGCTATACGCGATTGCGATCTCTCACGCGGACGCCCGAAGACCGGTCTTAGAGCTGGGCTCGGCCGAGATCCGGATAGTTTGCAGGAACGGCTTACACGCGCGTTAGAGCGCCGGCCAGGTTAGGCACCGGTCCAATAGTGCCAGGTCCATTAGGCCGATTGGCTTAAGTTTCAAGAATTGTTTCAATGTCCGAGTACCGCGTAACAGGGGACAGGTTTTGGTTCGAGACCAAAACGCGGCGTGCTTCCACACTAGGCGCAATTTCGCGCCAGGGTCGGAAGCTTCGAGGAAAGTTAAAATGAATATCACATCTGCTCATTCACAGTGGAAAGACCGGCCAGCCGACCAACGTTTCTGGGATCTTCAATCGCTGCACAACGCAGTAACCGCACATCGACAAGCGGCCGCGGAAGCTTCGATTGATATGCAGGATATACGCGTGGAAGCCATTGACGGCCGCGTGGAAATCTCCGGCCGGACTGGTACTCACGCCGAAGTGACTAATTTTGCTTTCGGCCAGCTCGCGGCGCGAGCGGACGCGCCGGCTTCTTACCTGAGATCTCTACCAGCAACGTTGGCAGTTCAGAATATCAATCATGGATTGAAAGCGCGCTCCGATCACGGACCTGCAAAGCTTTTGCTGCACAAAAACGGGGGATACTTCGCGCGCGCGATCACTTCGGATAAGTACTCCCGTCTTTGGAACCATACGATCTCAGAAAAGCTTCTGAGACTTGCGGATCTCGGCTGGGTGCCGGCGCCAGCTTACGTTCCCTGGGGACAGGATGCTGAAAACTTCGATACTCGAATTGCGACGGCCGAAGACGCGTCTTTGTCTCTCACGATCAAACCTGGAACCGTGATAGCGCCGGCCGGCTTGTACGCGTCCTTCGAAGATATGTTTGTTTTTCTGGTTCAGAAAGACAAAGTGATTAATGACGGATCGGCTTCCGGTCTCATGCGCGGAATCATTGTGTGGAATTCCGAAGTTGGAAAGTCCACTTTCGGGATGCAAAGCTTCTATTTCCGCGGCGTGTGTGGAAATCACATCATATGGGACGCCGAAGACGTCAAAGAATTGCGTATGAGGCACGTTGGTCTCACGGACGATAAGGCCTTCCGTGGCCTGGAATTCGAGCTCCGCAAGTATGCAAACGGATCCGCCGATCTCATGGAAGCCAAAATCGAGTCGAGCCGCAAGTTCGTTCTGAAGTCGACAAAGCCGGAAGACGTTATCGACTTCATTTTTGAGAAAAAGATACTTTCCAGGTTTGACGCCAAGCGCGCCATTGAAGCCGTGGTAACGGACGTGGACGGGCCCGCCTACACTTCCTGGGGACTTGCGCAAGGTATCACGCGTATTTCTCAGTCTGAATTGAACGCGGACAAACGGACCGAGTTGGACCGTGCGGCCGGCCGCGTCCTGCAGGTAGCGTTCTAATTCTGGCAAAGGGGGACGAAAGTCCCCTTTGTTTCCCAGTCTCAAAATCAAATCACGGAGGAAACGACTATGGAAGCCAAAACGGTAAAAATGAAGTCAGGCAATTCTCTATTCTTTCCAGTCTTCAATGAAGAATTCGAGAACCTTGTACACGAATCTTCTACAGGTTTTTGCTTGGCTTGTGGGGAATCGGCCGATGGAATCGAGCCCGATGGGGAACGGCTCGATTGTGAAAATTGCGGAGCTCCGAAGGTTTACGGCCTGGAACAATTGTTGCTACTCGGCTTCATTCGATAACTCTCAAAATCACGGAGGAAACGACAATGGCCGAAAAACTCTACATTTCAAAAGTGACAGGAAACGTTTTCCGCCAAGTGAACGTTGAACCAGGCCAATACGAACGGATTGGCTATTTGCACAATGGGAAGTTCACGCCGGCAAAACAAACGGACGCCTACGTATTCGGGAAGGACTTTGCTGCACAAGGCCTGGCGTTCTATCCAGCTTGTCGCACATCAGAAGGGGAAATCATTCCAACGTCCAGCGTAACCGTTCAGTTCGCATAACTCGAACGCCAGGCACAGTAACGTTCCTGGCAAACCAAAACAATTTCACGGAGGAACTATGTCAAACAAAGGGAAGCCGTCGCCGATCGGCCGGCCGGCGCTAATTGGAAGGCCTGAACCGGTTCGAATCCTGGAAGAAATACGGCAATGTTTAACCGGCCGCATGTGGGATTCCGATACTGCGAACAATATCGCGGATATTCTCACGCGGAACGGATACGTAATCGAGGAACCGGTCGAAGATTCCGAAAACTAAAACCACGGGGGAAGGGAATTCCCCCGTTTTCATTTCACGGAGGAACTATGTCAACTCTCGAAACTCTCGAACCAATCGAAACTACGGGCCCAGTAAAGCTAACTACGGGAAAGGATTTTAAATTTCCCCCTACCTGGAAGGCGCCGGCCGGATCCCATCTCAGGATTAAGCCGGATGGGACTGTTACGTATAACAATCCTGCGTGTCTGAAGTATGCGGAACCTGGAAGCCGGCCGTTTAAACTTCCGCCGAACAAACCACGGAATGAAAGCGCTTTTTCGACTTTCGAACGGATGAAAGCCGAAATAGAAAAACGGGCCCAGAAAGATCGGATGCACAATCACGTGCGGTTCATTGGTCGGCCGGCAATGGCAGGTTATCGTATCGCTGCCACGGACGGAACCGTAGCTCTATTGGAGCTGGGGAAAGGAACGGGGGAACCGTGCGGAATCTTTGACGGCAAAGCTTCGCGCGTTCATTGTGCGATCACGGATCCGGAATTCCACAATGTGATTAAACGCGCGTTGATCATGGCCGAAGATTCCGGCCGGCTTCAATTGCTTTGCTCGATCGGTCCGGATGGGAAGGCGTCTTTGAAAGTCTACAGTAAGCATGAGGCGCCGTCTGAAACCAATGATGCCGGAGATTTCCTGGAACGGCTAGAGCTCCAATCAGGGGAAGCTTTCCACTTTGCAATGAACGGCCGGTTCATTGAAGCCGTGTGCGGAAGCTATCCTCTTCGGATATGGTTCCAGGGCCCGAATCATCCGGTTATGTTCGAGTCCGAAAACGGAGAATTCCGCTACATTGTTTCCCCGTTTGGCGATGATCTTAAACCAGAGTTACGCGCGGACTTGGAAAGCTTCGGTTACGATCCTGTCTCAGAATCCGAAAACCAAAAGCCGGCGCCGGATGACGTTCCAGGGCCCGAACATATCGCCACGGCCGCGGAAGCCGAAGAACTTGGAACGGCCGGCGCCTTACGATCGGATACCTGTCCCATTTGTGGCGATTGGATCCGGATATCGGAACGGATCACGGCCGACGGCCGGCTTATCGGCACGTGTGGCGACGCCTTCACACGCGCGCAATGGGATAACGATCCGGCCGGTTACGATCCGGTCTCAAAGTCTGAAGATCCTGCCACGGAGAAGCCGGCCGAAGTAGCGCCGGCCGCCGAGCTCCCCCAGGAACCACCACAAGAGGCGCCGGCGGCCGAGCTGCACGCGGAAGCCGTTTACCCTACTTATGTTCGATTGGTGATAGGGGAAGCCGTTTCACAGGATGCGGCCGCGGCCGTGGTTTGCCGGATGAAAGACAATATCAAAGCGATTGTCCGTCTTTCCCAGGGATCCGCGATGCAGGAATTCGGGAGTTGCATGGTACTGCTTACCCTGGAATTCCAAAACCTGCACGACGCTATCAACTACTCAAAATCGAAACCTTACGAATCACTTTGCACGGAAACCAATCATTTCTTGCTCGGTTCCTACGTGCACAAGCTATTCGAGAAAACGGGGGAATAACATGGCCAACAAAATCACATGCCCGCAATGTGGAAGCGCCGATACCAGTTACTACGACGGCGCAATGGGATATGAAGCCGTGCGTTGTAACGCGTGCTCTGAGGAAACGGATCTTAACAACAATCACGCTCATAATCCGCGGCCGGATCGGCCGGCGAAGTCCGGAACCCAATGATAGTACCGTTTTGGCTGATAATGTGCGTCTTCCTGGCGTGGTTGCTGGCCATGATGTTCACGTCACAGGATCGTTAGGGCTCGGTCTCAGAATCCAGAAACTTTTTGGGAATTACATACTTAACTCCCCGGAGGCCAAATGAAAACTGAATATGTGGAAGAAGGCGTGAAGATCGGGACATGCGAACACTGTGGCGACGAAGACATCCGAATTTACGAGAATAATGAACGCTGCGAGGAATGCGACGATCAGTTTGTCCATTGCTCCGTCTGCAATGAAGAACAGCATTGTGATGACAAGTGTCGGCACGTCTTTGAGGACGATGAGTACTGCTGGCAAGGGGCCGGTATTCGCATAAGTGATAGCCTACGCCCCTCTTTTCTACGCCTGCTCGAATTGATGCCGGACGGCTTCGCTAAAGACTTAAAAACCGCAATTCGGTCCGGGAAGTTTCATACGTTTACCAGCCTGCCTCTTATTGGAGGCGGTGGATCTCTTTGGCTCTACGGGATAGAGAGCAAAAGCCACGGGGCCTACGCTGCTCGATTAATGGAAATCGGGTCATCGGATCTCGGCGATGATACGTCGGATGGCTGGCACGTCTTGGTAAGTCTGTACAACGAGGAAACGAAGGCTGCAAATCGCATCATCTGTAAGTGGATCACAGAGTTTCTAAAGGACAAGAACAAGGCCAAATGAAGGAAGTTAAGTATATAAATCCCAACTTTTTCAATGGTGCCGAATAGTTAGGCGTCGGTCTCAGATCTTAGGAAGTTTTTGTCACTCGCGGTTGCGTTAGGGTCCGGTCTCAGAACTTGAAAACTAAACGGGCCCAAGGCTTACGTTCCTGGGCCCGTTCCCCATTACGGGTTGTTTGGATCCACGGGCGGCATGTCGGGATCCGGAGTTGGCGGAGTATCCGGAGTCGGCGGCGTATCGGGAACGGGGGGAACATCCGGCGTCGGTGGAACGTCGGGCGTTGAAGGCGTGGTATTCGCTACCAACGCATCGGCAAGCTTGGTCGACTCGCCCTTCATCTCCGCAATCAGGTTTGTGATTGCTAGGAGATTCTGTGGGAGCGCGCCGCCGTTGACAGCTTCATTGACGGCTTGCTGAATGAGATTCGGCACTCCGGCAATATAGGCAATAGCGGAATCGATGACGGTTTCCTGGGCGTGGACTTCGGCGGTCAAGTCTGCCAGGGCTTGTGAGATTGGGTCCATAGAACGATCCTCCGAACTGTGGTTAGAGTCCGCCGATTCCGCGGGGGCGCCGGCGAGAGCATTGTTAAGTTTCGAACGTGAAGTAGACAGCAAGGCAGTCAGCGCGACGAGGTTCTGAGTCAGTTCCAGTTTCGTCTCGTCATGAATGTGAATGTGTATTTCAAATTTCATCGAATCATCGTCCAAATTTTTTCAGCCGGGTTGAAGGATCCGTCCCATACCGTCAGCCGGAACGTATGAGGTCCAAGCGCCGGCGTGGCGTTCCAGCGAACATAGAACGGCGTGGGAAGCACATCGACTCCATTGCCATCGCGTGGGCCGGCCCTGCCGTCAATTTCTAACTGGTAGTACATCACGCCGATATCATCGGTTGCGGTAACCGTGAACGGCACGCCATTGGTTAGCGCCGGAATCTTCACGGTACCAGGCAAAACGTCTTTCCCTCCGGAATAGATCACCGACGAAATAACAGGCGCGATCGAATTCGCCGGCGAAGCCGGAGGGATTAAGCCGGCAATGATGGACTGAAACGGAAATTGTAGAAAGTGAAAAGTGAACGCCGGGCCCGTTGGCGACGTGCACGCGTAGGTATAGTCACGGGTGGGCGCCGGCGTCTGGGCGAACACCGCGGCCGAGCCGAGGATGACGGCCAGAATCATTAGAAACCAGGCTAGGAACTTGAGATTAGGATCCATATTTTACCTTACGGCGCCGTCAGCGTAATCGTGATCGTCGGAACAGCCGTGTCCGGCGGTACGTTGTTCACTGTGACATTCAGCGCATTCGATAGTCCGACATTCGGACTGGATCCATCACAGAAGTTCGTCGGCGTCGCCGTGGGCCCGTGGCCAGCTTTGTCCAGAGCCTTTGCCGTGATCACATAGTTCCCGTTTGGCGTCGTGGCCGTGTTCCAGCTGAACACATAGTTCGTGCCCGAGTTCGGCGTTGTCAGTACCGGGCTGAGCGGTGTGGTTCCAATGAAGAACTGAACGGATCCGACTCCGCATTCGGTATCCCCGACGGCCGGCGTGACATCGGTAGCCATTGCGGTCAGCGTGACAGTTCCGCTAATCGACTGCGCCCAGGTCGGCGTGCACCACAGGCTAAAAACAAAAACCAGAACGGCGAATGCTTTACTGAAAAACGATTTCAAGTGGCCTCCCATAATTTCGGCTCCTTTGCTGGGCGAACTTTGACTTTCGGATACTTTACCGCATGGATGGCTTCGCGTTCCGTGTGGTGGAGCGCTGCGTTGACGCTGTCGGGCTGCTGCAGGGCATACCCGAACCGCGCCAGGCCGAACGCATCGGCCATATTGTGATCCAGGATCGGTAATCCGGCTTTCTGAACGCACGCGAGCATGATGTCTTTGTCGGCATTCCCATTGCCAGTGACAAATTTCTTAACGGACTTCGGCGAGATTTCAATCGGTACCTGGCCGATCTTGCGAAGGGAATACTTCACGATTCCGCCGAGCTCGTGAACGATATCCATGCTCGAGCTGACCGATCCGTGCGAGTACTCCTCGATGATCACCTGGTGGGCGTGCATGGCCCAGGTTAGGATCGGCAAAAGAATATCCTCCCAGGCGGCAAGCTGCTCCTTGGCGGTGCGGACGGCCAAGGCGCCGTGATATCGAAAACCCTGATTCTCTTGGCAAACGTACTTTCTCCCCGGCAATTGGATCCGATCCAGCGAGTCGCGCGTATCGCCGAAACAGAGCATTGCCAGGCCTGTCGCGCGGATGCTCAAATCTATCCCTAAAATATTCACTTATTCACTTTCCGCGGCAGTTTGATTTTGAAGCCGGCGGCTTTGGTTAGCATGAGAAACATCGTGCGCAGTTCGGCCCAGAGTTCTTTCTTTTCCGCTTTGCCAGTTTCGGCGATGGCTGCCTCAAGTTGGTCCATTGTCGCCTGTCCCAAGCCGCGGCGTAGCAATCGATCTTTCATGCCAGGCTTAATGTGTTTTGTTACCTGCTGACGCCAGCCTTCGCACACTTTCACGCGTTCCACGTTACCATCGACGTCGAAGGCAAAGCCGCGTCGAATTGCCATCGGCTTGCGCCAGTTCAGCCCGTGGTGACAGAAGAACGGCAGCCCGGATAGCGCTGCGACTTGTCCCCGGAATCGATTGTACGGTTCGCGCTCGAAGGTTTCCGATCCTTCCCGAAATGCGCAGGTATCACACGGGGAAGCCATTTCAATCCGCCACCGTGATTTCGTTCAGTTGCCGGCGCGCGCGCGATCGCATCGACTTCGTGACTCCCCAGACCAGAAAGCCGCGCTTGGTTTTGTTTTTCAGCGGCCAGTTCTTTTCCTGAATTGCGCGGACTTCCTTCTGAATCTCCCAGGGATACAGGTTCGCTTCCGATCCGGCCGCAAGCAGCTCGCGGATCGGTCGAGCGCGTTCGGCTTCCCAAGCGTCTTCGGTCTTTCGTGCGGCCGTCAGCCGGCGCGTATGGATCATGTTCCGAACCCGCTGGTTTCCACGCGGTGGTGTCCGTCGATTTGCTCGTTTTCCCATTCAGTTCCCTTTCAATTTTTACAATTCGATCACTTCGCAAATATCATCGAACCGCCGAACGATTGACGGATGGACTTGGCCGGAGGCTGCCAGTTCTCGAAGGCTCAGATTGCTAGTCACAGTGAGTCCCAGATTTCGTCGGTAGATTGTGTCAATCAAATCAAAAAGAACTTCGAATTTGAAATCTGTCGCCTTGAATTTATCCACATCGTCAATCAGCAAGTGAAATCGGTCCGCATAGCGGCAACGGTCGCGCACCTGACAGAAATACTCGCGGTCCATTTCAGCGTGACGAAGTTCGGTCACAAGTTCCGCCATCGACATGCCCATGCACGGATATTCAATCCGTACCAAATGGGCATACTGGGCCACCGCAAGGTGTGTCTTGCCTCGAGCGTAGTCGCCGAAGATATAGAAACTGCCAGTGAACCTTCCTGAGACTTTATCGAGGCCTTTCTGCTGGAGAGCGTCAGTAGGAACATAACTGGCAAATGAGGCTTGGCGAAACCGTGCGGGAATTGCTGCGAGTTTCTGTGTGATAACCCTCTGCTTCTGGCATTCACAGCGGCATACTCCCCCGATCATTCGCACATAACCGGTATCCTCGCAGACAGGGCAGTTTGGTTTAGCGTTCTCGTGGCGTGTATGGTTTGGTGAACGCTCCGCCGCCGAAGAGATTTGCTCCCGAAGTTTGTCCAGTTCCTTCTCGTTTCCCGTTGGTTCCATTTCCGTTTCCTCCTCCGTCTCGTTCCCACCAGTTCAGGATCGACAAATACGCTTTCCGATTTCGCAGCTTCGGAGGCGGTAGTCCGGTTTTGGGATTCTTGGCTTCCTCGATCCAACGGTCAAACCTGGCAATGTAACTGTTAAGATTTCCGTTCAGTTTGGCAGTGAGTTTGGCGTGCTCTTCCGCTAGCAGTTTGCAATTCCCGAATTCCCCGTGAGCAATATATATATTCTCTACTCTACTCTCCTCTACTCTACTCTCCTCTACTCTCGCGAGCGCGCGAGGGCTATTACCTTGCTCGTCATCTGCTAGCACGAAGATGGCAGGTTTCAACCCGCTAGCATCTTGCTCCACAAGTTCAATGTAACCCATAGCAGTAAGAGTTTTCAATGAGATAGGCCGGGTGAGGCTGAGTCTCTGTTTGATCCAGGAAGGCCGGTACGGGATGAGGTTGTCGGTCTCGCTGGCAAGTAGGTAGAGTCCCAGCAAGTGCCACCGGTCACCCTCGGAGAGCTCTAAAATGCGCCAGTCGGCCAGTAGTGAACGGTGTAATTTGATCCAGGGAGGGTTCCGGTCGTGGTAATGCTGAAGCTTTTCGAAGTCGATAACTCGGATGAACTGCGCCAACAAGCACCGTCTTTCACGCCGTCTGAATTGGGATGCTGGGGGGACAAGCCCGACGGTGGAAGGCATCTATTCAAGAGCGACCTGAATACCGCCCCCCAGCGAGGGGATTCTCTACCCCTCGCCGGGGACTGTCAACAGGATTCTACGGAGCGTCGTTAACTTCGAGGGTCAAATTGAGATCGATTCGGAGAGTATTGGAGATAATCGGCCAGTTGGCGCCACTGGCACGCCGGATCAGCAAACTGTTGGATCCTTGGGAGGCAATGACATAACAGGTTTCCCATACGCCGGCGTTTCCGTTGTCGGTTGCCATCAGGGCGGCCGATGTGACGGTCCGGCCAGCGGTACGTCCCTCCGGAATCTTAACGGTGATAAATGCGCTGGCCGGCGCGCCGGAAGTCGACGAGTTGAGGATATCCACCATGAGATGCAGCTGCTTGTTGTCGTCGACGTTGTAACGGTAAGTATTCTGGGTACCGACGGCAAATGTCATTCCGGCGGTTGCGCCGAAATTAGTGGAATCGTAGGGAACCGTGGTGTAGGCACCGGTACCCAGAGTTGCGTGGACCGGGCGGTCGGCAAACTGAAACAAACCGATAGTTACAGCAACGAGCATCAGCAAGACAAGAGCGCGTGGAAAGTGAAGCATCATGTAATCTCCTTTGAATTGAACCTGTTAATTGACTGAACCACTACTCGGGCTCGCTAGTATTGCCCGAATCTTTTCGATATCTGGAAGTAAATCCTTCGCCAGCGCGAACGCCAGCCACGCCTTGGAGACCACTTCCCCTGGCGAGTCGCCCGGATGACAGCCGCGGAACTGACCGTCGGCCATACACGCACACAGCTTCCAGGCGCACGGCTCGGAATTCTCCTGGGGCTGATAGAGTCGCGATCCCTTGGGCAGTTCCCGGAATAGGATCGGCCAACTTTCGTCGCTATACCAGTCGCGCGTACAGCACACGCACACACAATCATGCTTATGGTGTTCGGTGCCGCGCAGCTGTGAAATCTGGCGGCTGATTCGTTCCTGAAGTGTCATCGGTCTATCCTCTTGTAAGAAATTCGAAGGATCTTTTCGAGTTCCTCGACGTTCGATAATGTCGGATCGGTTTCCCCGCCGAGCATCCGGTAAAGCGTTGAAAAGGATATCTTGCAGGTATAGGCCAGATCGGTTACCGATATCCTCTGCCGATCAATTTCAGACTTAATCGCTTTGATTCTCGGCGAAAGCGTTTTCATGGTGCGGCATCATACACAAATTGCGCATTTGCATCTATGCAAACTTTATTCTTGACGCTTTTTCAGGTTCCGAGTACTGTTCCGGTCCATGCCGACGGAAAAAGAGCCGCTGAATATTCTGCTGACTGTCGACGATGACGTCCGGATGGACCACAAGCTACCGCTGGATCCGTTTCCGCATTCAATTCCCCATCAGGACGAAAGCGGGATGCGGGAGCTCTGGGCGGCCGAGGCTTACGATCGAACTTTTGCCAGAATGTGGGGTTTCTAATGGGTCACGACGAGCCGATTCATCCGCCAGAAGCACGGTATCTAGGCGACAGCGTCTACATCGAGTTTGATGGTTACAGCGTGATCCTCACCACCAACAACGGCTATCCGGACGATCCGCGCAACAGGATCGCCCTGGAACCTGAAGTCCTGCACAATTTCAAACAATGGGAAAAGCAACTGAGCACATTCATCCGGGAATACATCAGAAGGCAGGATCGAGAACCAGGAGTTGTCGATGTAACGCCAATGCCACCGAGCAAAGAGGAGAACGATGTCACGAACGAAGGCTGATCCGATTCAAAAACTGAAAGACACCATCATTCAACTGCCGGCAGAGGCAATGGAAAAACTGTATCTCTGGCTGCAAGCGGTTCGAGATGTCAACATTGAGAACGCGCGGCGCGAAGCTGCCAAAAAGAAAGAAGGTTCCACCACATGAGTCAAGAAGATCCAAACGCCAAACGCGTTGAAGCCGAGGTCGTTCCGCCGGATACATCGATTGCCACCACACAGGCGGCCACGGTCGAACAGCTCGCACAAACCGAGGAAGGCCTTGTCGTACTCGAGCGCGGCATTGAAATCATGAAAGTGCTGCGTGCGGCATCGATCGCCCTGACTTATCCGCACGACTGGGTTCTGTTCAAGGCCGATGACCGGATTACCGGCTACTGCCAGGATGCCGGCTGCCAACGGTTCTCCGATATCTGGGGAATCGAAATTTACAATCTGGGGGAATGGCTTCGCGCAGAAGATCCGGACGACAAGACATTCTCCTGGACGATCACCGGCGACGGTATGTCGAAGCGTACCGGCCAGATTGTGACCGGAATCAGCGGGACGCGCTATTCCTACGAGGACTTCATCACCAAACGTCGACTTCCGCGGCTGCAGGTAGAAACCGAAGTGAAGAAAGCCGCACGTGCCAACTTGCATGGAAGCATTGTGCGTGAGCTCGCGGGTATGAAGTCCGTTCCAATGGAAGAACTGGACAACATCTGGAAAGTTGCCGGAATGGGCGAATACAAGACGACAAAGCTCTCTCCAAAAGGGCGTGGGTTTGGTACCGCTGACGAACGCGCTGGCGGATCCAGCGACAAGAACGGCGGAGTCGATGTGCAGGACATTCCGTTCTGTTCGTTCTGCGAGCCTCCGGAACGGCTGGTATTCCGGCCCGAGAAGAAATTCTGGGGCTGCCGCAACTACAAGAAGCACGAATCCGACAAAATGATCATCCAGCACGACGTTCTACTGAAACAGATTGCCGATCGTAAAGCGAAGGCCGGCGATGCCCAAGCCTGACGGTGGTCCAGCGTTTCCAAAGCCGGATGTGATCTGGAACGGTGACTATGTATACGGTCCGTTCGGAATGTCTCTCCGGCAATGGTACGCCGGGATGGCCATGCAGTCGATCTTCGGTGGGATCGGCGCCCAGATTGTTGCGAATCGGGACTCGCGGTACGACGAGACGAACTGGGCTGAAGTCGTGGCGAAGAATTCCTTCGAAATGGCCGACGCGATGATCGCCGAAAGTGAGAAGAACGTATGACCCTCGATCAACACATCGCCAGACACCAGATGCTGCACCGATCTTTCGACGAGCTGGTCGCCGACTTCATCATGCAGAACGACGGCAAGATGTTTACCAATACAACGCTGCTGGAGCTGGTCGAGTGGTCCTTCCAACAGACTAAGTTCCCCACGCTGGCCAACGGTACAGTGTACGAGGAAAATCTGACCGAAGGGGACCAGTGTCCCTATGCTGGCTGCAAGGGCCGGATGGGATTCCAGCCTGTCGAGAACTGCTCCTGCCACGTGAATCCGCCGTGTGGCGCCTGTGTCGACAATCCCCTCGTTTGCTTGGCGTGCGGCTGGACGCTGGGCGAACCCAATGGTCCGCCGTCACTCCTCGAGGTTTGCAAGAAGACCCTCGAGTTCTTCCACAAAGTGCGCGCCGAGGAAGGCGATCCCCTCCGGCCGCTGCAGGACCGGTTTCACGGACCGATACGGGAACTGCTGGAAACGGCGATCGCCAGAGAAGAGGGCAAATCATGAGCGCGACTGAACCGAAGTACGCGCCGGAAGAATTTATGGAGTATTTCCGATCCAACTACCCCGGCCCGAACACGATCATCCATAGTCCTGATTGGCACGCACCGAAGATTTATCGCGCCGCGCTTCATGCAAGCGGTCATCGAGAACTTCTGGAATCGCTGGAAGCCATCATGGGTGGGTTTGAGTCTGGAATGTTCGTCCGAGATGTCAGCAAGGATTCCGATCCGAACTGGTCTCTGGAAATGATGAAATTGGTTCAGATGCTGGGAAAAGCCAAAGCCGCGATTGCGAAAGCAAAAGGAGAAGCGTGAGCGCAAGTAATCTCGTTAACCTGCAAAAAGCGGTAGACGATATCGAATCCCTGCTGGATGAGAAGGACCGCCGAATCGCTGAACTGGAAACTGCCGAAGGAAAATGGGAAAAGAGCGAGAAGGATTACGAGCGTCTCGTTGAACAGTACGAGCGGGAAATCGAAAACCTCAAATTGGAGCTAAAGGAAGCCAATGAGCACGACTGAGAATCTACCCAAACCCGAAGAGATGACTGCGGTTCAGATGGGGCAGGCGATTGAAACAGCATGGGCCCAGTTCATGAATCAGGACTCGCGGCCAATGTCCAAGCGTAACAACGTCTACGCATCGGCCTACCGGGAGTGCACACGCCAGATGGTTCTCGATATGACCCACGGCGACACGCTGCCCGGCTTCGATGCCGATACCCTTGCGCGCTTTCGTCGTGGAAATGATCGGGAACGTGACCTAATGGCCGACTTGAAGAAAGTCGGCCGTAATTCCGAACCGTCGTTCGAAGTGGCTGGCGAACAGGAACGGTTCGAGATACGGGACAAGAAAGGGCGCGTGTGCATCACCGGCAAGATCGACGGCCGTCTGGTGTTCCGCGATTACAAGAACCTGAAGTTCCTGCACGGACAGCGGAGTACTCCGATCGAGGCCAAGGCCTGGAGTGCACAGTTGGTTGCGCACATCGACGTATTCGAGGATCTGTTCAAGAGCCGCTGGACTCGAGCCGGTGCCTACCAATTGCTGTCCTACATCTTCGCAGAGAACGTACCCTTGGGATTCTTCCTGCTCGATCGTAGCGGACTGCCGGCGTTGATACCGGTGGAGCTCTATCCGAATCTGGACAGGGTTGAAAAGTTCCTCGTGAAGTCCGAACAGGCAATGGATCACAAGGAAGCCGGCACGCTTCCCGACTACACGGCCGAAAAGGAAGAGTGCAAGTTCTGTCCGCATTTCGGACGGAATTGCAATCCACCGATGGACTTCGGCGCCGGCGCCCAGGTGTTCACGGATCCGGAGGTAATCACCAAGGCTGAGCGCTTCAATGAGCTCGAGCGGAAGATGACCGACGAGGAATGGAGCGAATTCAATCGGCTCGACAAGTGGAAGAGCCAACAGTTCCGCGGGGTGGAAACCGGTGTCGCTGGTGGTTTGCTGATCACTGGCAAATGGAAAAAGGGAAAGGAAGTCACAATCCCGGAAGCCGACCAGGCCGACGTCAACCTGAAGACAATCGAGTTCCAACAGTTCATGGAGAAGTACACAACGGAGAATCCGAAGAAACAGTTTTCCGTGAATCTGATCCGTGTGAGCGACGTTCCTCCGCCGGCGGCTCCGAAGGAAGAGAAGGCGGCCGCGGCGCCGAAGGAACCGAAGAAGCGAAAGAAGAAGGGCGACGATCAACTGTCGCTTTGATATCCCCCCACTGCCAAGGAGGGGATCGCCGCGGGATGTCTGCGGCGTAAACAGGGGAGGCCGGTGGCCTTGGCAGGAGACCGGCCGAACCTTTCTTGTCAGTCACTACCGGGCGGCTGATGTACGGAAGGGTACGGTGACAGCCGCTCGGATTTTTATGACAGACGAAGAACGATCAATTGAAGGGTACCGGCTATTCCAGTTGATTCGAGACAAACTGGCAACCGGGGCCACATTCAAGAATCCGAAGTCGGCGGATTTCTTCTCTGGCCAGATCCCGCGATTCAATCGCCGGTACGAAAAGACGTACGTATCCAAGGGCCAGTTGAAATGGCTGTCGGACATCATCAAGAAAAAGCAACTGACTGGAGCGGCGAAGTGATCGACATCAACCAGTTGACGGAAGCCGACAAAGGCCGCGAAGTCCGCTACCAAACATTCGGGCGAATCGAATACGGAAGGATTACATCGTGGAGTAAGGCTTCCATTTTCGTTCGCTATCACACAGTTGTTGAAGGCGGGTTCTCGCGCGCTCGGACCGGCGAAACCAGCGAATCGACAAGTCCGCAAGATTTGGAGTTTGTATGAAGTTTTGTTTCATCGATTGCGAGACCACCGGTACCGACAAGGAAAGATCCGGATTGATCCAGCTGGCCGGCGCAATCGCCATAGAAGGCAAGATCGTCGAGCGGTTCAACCTCACCGCGGCGCCGTTTGACGATGACCTGATCGCCGAGGAAGCCCTGCAGGTCAATGGATTGACGAAGGGAATTATTCGCGGATATCAGGAGCCGCGTCGTGCCTACCTGATATTCATCAAAATGCTGGGACAGTACGTCGACAAATACAATCCGAGGGACAAGTTCCAGCTTTGCGGATTCAACGGGGACTTCGACGCCGACATGATTCGTAGTTGGTTCAAGAAGAACGGCGACGACTATTTCGGTTCCTGGTTCTGGTGGCCGGTGATCGACGTCGCCAAGCTGGCCGGGATCCGCTACATGGATACGCGCGGTCAGCTTCCAAACTTCCGGTTGACCACGGTCGCTAAGTTTGCCGGCCTGGAGGTCGACCAGGCAAAGGCCCACGACGCGATGTACGACATTGACCTGACGATGCGCCTCTTCGAGATGTTCACGCGCGATCTGACGAATCTCGATTTCAAATTGGAGTTCGCATGAAGTTACCCGAACAGACCGCCGGCGACTATCAGGACACCGGCTTCTGTATGTACTGCCTGATGACACTCGAGGCCAAACAACCTGGCGGACGCGATGCGCGGCACAAGAGCACGCAGACGCCGTACAACCAATGTCCGCAAGCCCTGAAAGCATTGAAGGAGAAAAGGTGAAATGGCGCGAAGTCCTGCAACAGGCAAAGCGACGAAGCAAAACGTTCCGCGGCGCAGTATGGCTGCCGAGCGTCAATCCCCGATCGTGGCTGACGAGGAACTTCGCGATGCCACCTGCACCGAATGTGGTTGTACGGAAATGGGTTGTTGCGAAGGTGGCTGCTTCTGGGTGGAAGTCGATCGGGAGAAGGGAACCGGGATCTGTTCCCGATGTAAGCAAATGAGCGGGGAGGAGACACGGCCGTCGCGGCCGATCAACAAGCTCTGGGCCGTCTACCGGCAGATGATTCCTCGAGATGCGACGTTGACGCAGATCAAGGAAACCCGTCGGGCCTTCTATTCCGGAGCCGCGGCCATGTTTCAGTTTATGGTCACAATCTCCGAACAGGACGAAGGCAAGGCAACTGTAGCAATGACGGCGATCGACGACGAAGTGCGCGCGTTCTTCGCCGGCGTTGGCAATGCGGACGATCAAAACTGATGACATGCTCGCGCATTGTATTGCCCGACGGGAGAATCGGAATCATTTGCGGCCGACGATGGCCGAAAAAGCACCGGTGTTTCTATTGCCCGGCGGTTGCGGAGTACCAGTGCGATCACCCGGTATTCCGGAACAACAAGCGCGGCACCTGCGATACCTGGATGTGTAAGGACTGCAGGAACGATATCGGCAAGGAATTGGATCTGTGCCGTCCGCACTTCAATTTCTGGCGCAGCAACGGCAACCGGTTTGTTCTCGGAGGGCTTGCTCGGTGAAAGGAACCATGTACACCGGAGCTCGCAACAAAGGCGGCAACGCGAAGGTTCGGCTCGCTCGGATTGCAGCCAAGTTGAAAGCGCGAAGAAAGAAACGGTCGAAATGAAACGCAAAGACCTGTTCATGGGTTCGACTGAGATTGAAGCCATCCGGACAATAGGGGACATCCAGTCCTACCTTGTTCGTATGGGCGCGACGCAGATCGCCACGCAGTTCGAAAAAGGGGAACCCTCCGGGCTGTACTTTACGTTGCTGGTCGGCGGCAATACCATTCCTTTTCAGTTGCCGGCACGGATCGAGCCGATCTTCAAAATTATCAACGGCGACGGCTACTCACGGGACAAAGCCAAGGATATGTCGCAAGCGAAACGGGTAGCCTGGCGCCAGATCTACCGATGGATCCAAGCTCAGGTTGCTCTTGTGGAAACCGGAATGGCCAAGGCCGATGAAGTCATGATGCCGTACATACAAGTGGCGCCAAACGAGACGCTTTATCAACGAGCCGTCAGCAGTGGATATCAGAAACTACTTCCGGCACCGTCCGAATCGTAAAGGAGAACAATGTTCCAAACACCAAAGATTCCCGCATTCATTCAAGGCGCATCCCTCGAGGGAAAAGAAGACGCCCAGATGGTTCGTTTCAAGATCTATATCACGCCGATTCCCCATGCGCTGGCGTGCGAGGTCTCGCCGGCGATCGCCGACCGCATCTTCAAGTTCGACGCTTCGAAAACTCCGCAACCGATTCCGGAGATTCAATCCGTCAACTTCGATATCGGTACCGTCGACCTGCAAACGATGATCATGTATCCGGTCGACGATCCGGCAATGGACGATCATGCCGTGATGCTGAAGGCCGTCCAGATCTCGAAAATCAGCGCGCGGAAGTTGTTCCCGGAGGATCCGAAGTTCTCGTTGATCTTCGACGCCGAGTTGCCCAAAGACGATCTGTCGTTCTCCATGATGGGAAAGTACTTCAAGCGGAAAGTGTTCCTGACGTTCGAAACCATGCAACAGGAACTGCCGCTGAGCGGAGTTCCCACCTGCGAGTACTGCGAGAATCCGGCCGTTGCCCAGGACTCGGAAGAAACGTTCCTCTGCGAAAAAGACCTGAAGACTAAGGCTGTCGGCGAAGTGAAGTTCATCGCTAAGAAGGAAACGCCGGCAGAGGCAGAGAAACGCGCCGTAGCGGCAGCCGCGGCCGCTACTGCGCCGGCGGATCCGGACGACGATCGCAAGGATACCAGTCACATCAATCGTAAACGCAAGAAATGAGAAATGGACTTCTACAACGAATGGGATCCATATGCTGCGGACTGGCTGGAAAACCTGATCGCCGCGGGTCATATTCCGGAAGGGAAAGTTGATCGACACAGTATCGGAGAAATCACGCTTGCAAACCTTCAAGACAGCATCCACGCCCATTTCTTCGCGGGGATTGGAGGCTGGCCGCTTGCCTTCCGGCTCGCTGGCTGGCCAGCAACTCGGCCTGTTTGGAGTGGATCCTGTCCCTGTCAGCCGTTCAGTATCGCCGGCAAGCGAAAAGGCCACGCCGACGAGCGAGACCAGTGGCCACACTTCCGAAGACTTATCGCGCTCGGAGAGCCTCCAACAGTCTTTGGAGAACAGGTTGCGTCACCGGATGGACGTCGGTGGTTCGCCGGAGTACGTAATGACCTGGAGGCATTGGGCTATGCCGTCGGGTGCGCCGATCTGTGCGCTGCGAGCGCGACAGCGCCTCATATCCGACAACGGCTTTACTGGGTGGCGTTCACCCGATCACAACAAAAGGGGGGGGGCAATTCAGGATCCAGCCAAAGTGCTGGCTCGGATGGAAGCCGGTCACCAGATCAATCTGGAGGATCAGGTCATGCTCACCGGTTGGTCGACAGCGTCCAGCCGGGATTGGAAGGATACGCCGGGAATGGCGGCGGAGGGAACCAATCCGGACGGATCGAAACGATCGAGGAACGACCAATTACCACGGCAAGCGGCAACGGTTTCTGGAACAACTTCGATCTTGCATTTTCAATCGACGGGAAAACGAGGCGCATTGAACCCGGAACATTCCCGCTGGCTCATGGGGTTCCCGCCAGAGTGGGGAAGCTGCGCGCCTACGGTAACGCGATCTGCGTCCCGACGGCGGTCGAGTTCATAAAAGCGTTCATGGAGATTCGAGATGCCAGCACTACCTAAAACACGCGAGGGCCTCGAGGCGGACGGCTTCAAGTACAGCACAGAGGGAAAGTGCCGTGGATGTCCGGCCCAGATCCAATGGTTCGTCACCCCTCGAGGTCAATGGATGCCCTTCGACATGCCCGACGAGAAAGGCGAGTTCATCAATCATTGGGCGACCTGTCCATCGAGGAAAAGCTTCAAGAGGCGCACATGATCGGCGACAAGTGGATATGGGAAGGCCTCCGGACCGCGGAGAAGATCGTCGCGGCCGAGTCTCTCCGGCCGGCTGGACACGCGTTCGATCCACAGAAGAGAAGGGTTCGCATGAAAGCAAAGAAGAAACGAAAGTACTATCCGTCGAATCCGTACCCGCGGGATTCGAAACTTCACAGGCTGGCCAATGCCTATCGGCCGAGGGATCCGAAATGAAACCGACACTCCTGCAGTTGGCCGAGATATTTCACAGCGACAAACTCCACTGGCACTCCTACATTCCGAAATACGAGGAATTGTTCAAGGACCGCAAGGTGGAAACACTACTGGAGATTGGCATCGGCTACGCGGACCTGATGACGCCGTTCTTACCAGAGGGTGTTTCCTACATCCACGGATCCAGCCTGTACATGTGGCAGGAGTACTTTCCGGACGCTGAGATATTCGCGTGCGACATTCGGGAAGGGACACTGATCAATGAAGGCCGGATCCATTCTATGGTGTGCGATCAATCTTCGCGGAGCGATCTGTTTAAGGTGGCCTACGAATGCAAGCGATTCCCAGACGTGATCATCGACGACGGTTCCCACATCTACGAACACCAGAGAATTACGGCGCAGTTCTTTGTTCCATACATGCCAGTTGGCGCGCTGTACGTGATCGAAGACGTTTGGGACAACGAAAAAGGGCACGCATTGGCAACTGAGTTCGGTGGGGAACTCTGGCGCGGCGAGAAGGGACGCGACGACAACATGGTGGTGATCCAGAAATGAACATCGTAATGATAACGACCTACAGGCGGCCGTTGCTGTTTCAGCAAACAGTAGCAAGCCTGTTGAATAATGCTGCAGATCGAAAATCCCACCACCTGACGGTCGTGTTCGATCTTCAGGACGAGCACGACGAAACTCCGCCAATGTACAGCGACGTCTCGATCGTGCTGACAAAGTACGGCGCCTCGAGGGCACGTAATATCGGCGCCGGATCGATTCCCCGGTACCGCCGGCAGGAACACGTTCTGTTCCTGGACGATGACGTGTATCTCTGCGACAAGTGGGACGAGCGACTCAACAGTCTGGCAAATTGGGCGCCGAACGCAATCATTTCGGGATACTCCCATCCGTTTAATCACTGCGAACCAAAGATCGGTCACAACATCATCGAACGCGATTCCGAAGGCAGCGTGAAGATTATGGAGGAGGTCCGATACGGCGAGCCGTTGGTAATCTCCTCGGTGGCCATGATGATGCCGTGGAGCGTTTTTGACTACGTGGGCCCGTGGGACGAACCCGGCGGCCCTGGAGGATCCGAAGACTTCGCATTGTGTATGCGCGCGCGGGACAAGTTCGGCTACCGCTTCGCGGTGACGGATCCGCAATGCGTGATTCACACGGGCCTGATGAGCTCCGGCGGTACCGCGATCGCCGGCTACAAAGAACTGTGTGAACAGAACGACAAGCTTCTGGACTTCTGGAATATTCGAGGGAGGGTGACTTTTCAATGAAACTCGCCGTACTCACGTGCGCCGCATTTCCCAGTGAAGGGGAAGCCCGGCGGAAACTCTGGATCTTTCTCCGATCGTGCGAGAAGTTCAACATCGATCCGATCCTGTACGGCATGGGAACCCAACAGTTCCCTGGGTACAAACGGATGATGCTCGACATGCAGTTGGAAGCATTGTGGAATATCCCGGCTGGCTACACTCACGTTCTATTCACTGATGGCTGGGACGCGTTCTTCACGGCGCCACTGGAGGAAATCTGCCGGAAGTACGCCAACATGCTCTATCCAGACTTCCTCGCGTCGGCCTACATCGGTCTCGGCAACGAATCCGACATGTCGAAATATGCTGGCTGTTTTGATCCAAATGTTATGTATCGGTACCCAAACCGTGGCGGCTACATTGCCGCGATCGGCACCGCGCGCTACTACTTCGAAGCAATGGTCAACATGCCACACCAGACCGGCGATGACTGCTTCAACTGGTACGAGGGATGGCGCGAGGGCTGGTTCCGGCCGACGCTGGACAGCGGCTGCGAAATCTTCCAAGTGTCGGATGTCAATGCGGCGCTGACGATCACTCGCGATGCCTACGAGGAACCACGACTCGTAAACACATTGACCAAATCGCAACCGTGCGTCTTTCATCTATCCGGCGGGTACACGGATCCAGAAACCGGCAAAGACGCTGCCCTGAAGCCGTGGGCAAGAGCATTAGGAGTTATATGAAAACGTTCGACGAAGTTTGGAAGTTCACCGACACGGTACCGGGATCGTTCACGCGCCTGAGCGCGGAGAAGCTGTACGAACTGGGACTCTGTGTTCCTTGGGGCGGCAACGTTGCCGAAATTGGAGTGGACCAGGGACGAAGCCTGAGCGTGATGCTGTTTGCCACGCTGGGCCTTTCACCGATGTTCTACCTGGTCGACAGTTGGGAAAGCGTTCTGATCGACAACCAAGCCAAGGTTGAAGACCTGATCAAGAAGTTCTCTCCGACACCGAACTACGCCGTGCTGCAGATGAGATCGGCCGCGGCCGCTAAACTCGTGATGGCAACGCTGGATCTGGTTCACATCGACGCACACCACTTTGACGATATCGACGACGGTGGCCCATCAAAGGATTGCGAACTATGGCTGCCGAAGGTCAAGCCAGGAGGGGTGGCGTGCTTCCACGACTATCACAGTTGTTTTGATGACGTGACCATCGCCGTCGACAAGTACTGTGCCGGCTGGGAAGACCTGGGCGACTGGGACGGACTGGCGATCCGGAGGAAGCCGTGAAGCAATTGAGCTACTGGCTTCAGATGGGTTCCTGTGTGATTTGTGCTGCAACCATTACCTATAAAGCGTTTTTCACACATTCCGATCTTGTGTTCGCGTGGCTCCCCTGCATTCTTTCTCTCCTACGTCGTATGCAGGAATTGGAGGCGGCCAAAAAGGAGATCCATGCTCATATTTGAAAAAGCCTACGAGTTCACGTCCACGATCGGTTCCCACACGTCGTTCGAGGAGGAAGAGTGTGCGGCGTACTTCGGCATTCTGATGTCACTGCCTGAAAAATCTACGATTGTTGAAGTGGGACTGGAGTATGGCAGATCCAGTTCAATCGCCCTACAGGTGGCGACGGAGAGGCAGTTGGGGTACTGGGGAATTGATCCAGAGATAAAGCCAGAGTTCCGCAAAATGCTGGCGACGGTCCCACGTCTCCCACAAATGAGTCTGTCGCCGTATCGCAGTTCTGAGACGGATACCGATCTGAAAATTGGCGCAATCCTGATTGACGGCGATCATTCCTATGCTGGCGTATCGATCGACTGCCATCACTTCCTACCCAGTGTCTCGGTGGATGGCTATGCGTTCTTCCACGATTACCGAAGGGAAAGCTTGCCCGATGTGACGAAGGCCGTCGATGACTACATGAAAGATCGGCCGCAATGGCAACCTGTTGGAGTAGCCGGAACACTCGGAGTATGGCGGAGGATCGCATGACGTGGCCACAGGTGGTCCATGACTGTGTGTTCTATATCGCTGTTGCAGTGTGCGTCTTCGCTTTTTTCAGGTACGTGATAGGAGGCAAAGAATGACAGATAGAAAAACGTTCGATAACTCCGCAGATCTTGGAAAGTGGTACGACGAACACTACATCGAGATGGGCGACGGCTGGCACACCCCGGCCGAAGAGGTCAATCGACACCTGGATGATATCGGGGTTCCGTTCGACAAAACGAAGTGGTTGCTCGACGTCGGTTGCGGCGCCGGCCACTTCCTGCAGGAAGCAACGAAACGGGTCAGTTGCGTCGGCATTGAATTGAGTCGGATCGGACTGGCCCACACGACACTTCGAGCACCAGAAGCAAAACTGATTCTCGGAGATATCGGCAACGGAATCAGCCTTCCGGTATTCGACATCATGAGTGCTGGTACCGACCAATTCGACTACATCGTCAGCATCGGTTCCCTGGAACACATCGTCGATCTTTCACAGGCGCTGGATAACATCCGTGCGCTGATGAAGGACGACGGCAAGTTCTACTTCTACTGCCCGAACGAATTGTGGATGCACTTCGATCAACCAAACGAACAGACCAAGCCGGACAAAGACTGGATTGAACTGTTCGCCTCTCACGGGCTCCGTACGCTTCGATTCACACGCTGGAACGACAACACGGCCTTCTTTGGAGATAAAGGGCAACTATGAAGATGTGCATCATCACCGCGCACGCCGGCGCCGACTCGCTGCAACGGGCCGTAGAAAGTTGGGTAGGGAAGAAAGTCTCACCGATGGCAGGAATGGTTCCACCAGACCTGATTGTGAACGAAAACGGACTCGAGGTTTACATCACGTCCGGAGCCTCGGGAATGCTCCCAGCATTCCAACATGCGTTAGGAGCGACGGGCGAATACGACATTCTCGCCTACCTGCACGACGACACGATCATCAACGATCCAGGTTGGGTTGCTAAGGTGATGCGGGAGTTCGAAGATCCGAAGGTGGGCCTCGTTGGCTTCGGCGGCGCCACCCGCCACGGGGATCCCTTCATGTACAACAAGCCGTACGAATACCAGCAACTGGCGCGCGCCGGCTTCGCTTCGAACATGCGAGACGCGGAGAACCACGGGGAACGATTCACCGGCAGCCGGGACGTCGCCGTACTCGACGGATTCGCCCTGATAGTCAGGAGGGCAGTTCTCGAAGCTGCCGGCGGCTGGCCATTGAACACACCGATCGGTTACGTGTGCTACGACTACTGGCTGTCCTGCATGGCGCGCCGGCTGGGGTACCGGATCCGACGGGTGGGGGTGGCCTGTGACCACCTGGGCGGCCAGACGTTCGTGAAGCTTGGTATTGGGCAGGATCCCAAACACTGGAAACAGTACCTGGATTCCCACCGATACATTTACGACGAGTTCAAAGACGTGCTGCCGTACGAGGTTCCACGGTGACAGGTGGCGAATGGATCGTGGCGATGGGCGACGAACTGAAAGAGAAAGGATACGAGTTTGTTTATTACGGTGGATTGCCATTGGTGAAGCGCGAAACGACAGCGTCCTTTGAAGCGAAACGCAAGTTTTTGAAAGAGCGATTCAATACACCGTGCACGAGAGCAATTTACGCCGAGGGAACACTGTTCGTTCCGCCGGGACTGAAACTGGAGAAACCATGATTGGACTGAACTGCGGTAGCGGTCAACGACCCTTCGACAGGGAACAGGGATGGTGCAACATAGACATCAATCCCCGATGGAATCCCGACGTACTGGGACACTGGAACAATCTGACGCCGTTTGAGGACAACAGCGTCGACCTTGTCGTTTCTCACCATTCTCTGGAGCACGTCGGCTGTGGTGAGGGGAGCGGTTTCGTGACGGAAGCCTACAGGGTTCTGAAGACCGGTGGGAGCCTTCTGGTGTTCGTGCCGGAAATGCGGAAGCTGGCCAATATGTGGTTGCGAGGGGAGCTCACCGAACAGTTGTACATGACCAACGTGTACGGCGCCTACATGGGCGACGAAGCCGATCGGCACAAGTGGGGATACTCGCAACAGGGGCTGGGGGAATATCTCTCACGAACGGCAAGCTTTCGGGAGGTTCGGCCCTTCGACTGGCGCCCGATCGCCGGCGCCGATATCGCCCGTGACGATCGATGGATTCTGGGAATGGAAGCGGTCAAATAAGGGGGCTAACAGTGAGCAAGGTCGACTACGCACACAAAGAAGCGTTCTGTCTCATGCAATACAAATGCGACCAGTGTGGACATTTGGAGGTTCTTTGGAATTCCAGAGATGGAGTAACGCCGTTTACGATCCCATGCGGAAATTGCGGCAAGTCCTCAACGCATGTGGACTGGAATAGGGACACCAGGGCCGTCGGATTCCTGCCGCAACTGGACGATGATGCGCGAGTTTTCGTTGACGTCACAAAGGAACGTGCCGTCGAATTTGCCACACGTCGGATGCTGCTTTTTGTCGATGATCCAAACTATCCGGCACCACCGAAAGACTCTCCGGAATGGAATCGCCTGATCGCCCAACTGACCGAGGATTTTTACCATAACGGGGAAGCCCCCGACATTACTACTGCGAAGGAGCTGAGAACTAAATGAAACGAGAACTCGATTATTCGAATGTGAACCCGGTGGTGATGCTGTGCAGGAATGCCCTGCAGTTGACGAAGAACGCGGTCCGATCGGTGATGGAACAGGATATCCCGACACTGCTTCATGTGGTTGACAACGACAGCCAGGACGGCACGACGGAGTTCCTGGAAAGCTGCTGTCCCAACACCACCACGTTCCGGCCGGCGCAAGGGGTTTCCTCCGGATGGAACTACGCTCTGACGAACATTTTCCGAGTCTGTGACCACGCACTTGTCGTAAATAATGACGTAGTACTTCGCCCGGACACGTACCGTTCGCTTCTCGAGGACGGCGGAGATTTTGTCACGGCAGTCAGCGTCGACAACCTGAAGGGAATCGAAGGCGACTGGGCGAAAGCACCGCGCCCACATCCGGACTTCAGTTGTTTCATGCTTCGCAAATCGGTTTGGGATAAAGTCGGTGCATTCGACGAAACAATGAGACTCTACGCCTCCGACGCGGACTATCACGTCCGGATGCACAAAGCCGGCATCGAGGCCTACACGATCGGGATCCCGTTCTTTCATTACGCCAGCGGAACGTTGAAGACAGCGACGCCCGGCGAGAAAGCTTCAATCTCCGAACAGGCCGACAAGGATCGGTACACCTTCGAGCTAAAGTGGGGCTGCAAGGTTGGATCCAAGCAGTACTACGAGATGTTCGGACATGGGGCACCTGATGAGAAAGATTAAGCCGAAACCGAAACTCAAGAAGCCGGCGCGACGGGTACGCCGAAGTCCATACGGCCGCGCGCTGGAACTGGCGACGAAACGGTACGAGAAGGCCATCGCGGAGTACATCAAGTGTCAAACTCGTATGGCCGCGCTCGAGCAGGAGATTCCCAGTCTCGATGAAGTCAAGCGCGTACTCGAGGGCCACATGCACGGAGGCAAACCCACAGCTCCGGCGCTGAATCCGTTGCCGGTGCGGGAATCGCCACGGCCGCCGGCGCCGCCAGTGGAACTGCCAGCGGCCGTCATAAGCCGTGTTCCACCACACTTGCTGCGTTACATTACTCCTCACCCGTCGATTGCGCGCGGATCACAGGCCCAGGGAAGCGTTGTGAAAACGAATCTTCCCGGCGGTGATGATGACGACAGGTTCCTGCCCGAACCGGGCGGCGTAGAAGTTTTGCCATGAAAGGATTGAATGAATGAGAGTCCCGCTCCTGATCATCTCCGATGCACCGTCGGCTTCAAGTGGACTGGGCCGAATCACCCGCGACCTGGCGCTGGGAATCCATCACAATCTTCCCGATGAATACGAAGTTGCCACCTTTGGATATGGAGGTAGCGGCGATCGCAACCTTCCGTTCATTCAGTACCCAATCGAGAACATGCACGAATGGTTCCTGCCCACCCTGCAGGACGTCTGGTACAACTTCGCCGGCACCCGCAAAGGCGCCGTGTTGTGCGTATGGGATCCGGCGCGGCTGCTTTGGTTCGGTCGGCCAGACCAGAAGCTATGGAGCCGTAACAAGGAAATGAGCGAATGGCTGATGACGAAACCATTCGAAAAGTGGATCTACGCGCCGATGGATGCCGAAGGACCGATGGGGAAATTGTCGATCGCCAACGCTGAATGTTTGTACGGGTTCGATCGGATCATCGCCTACAGCGAATGGGAAAAGAAAGTCATCGAGGAAACCTACTCGGAATTCGACTGCAGAGCGCGCGACCTGATCGCAATTCCCCACGGCATTCACACCCACGTTTTTCACCCACGCCGGGAAGCGGATCGCCGCGGTGTGTTTCGCCAGGACTTCGGCTTTGTCGGCAACGTACTCGAGGACTACGAAAAGATCGTGGGAATCGTCGCCACCAACAACACGCGGAAGGATTACGGCTTGGCGATCGGAGCGCTGTCAGAAGTCAATAAAGAGGTACCGATTCGGGTTTTCATTCAGATTGATCAGGTCGAGAAGAACTGGGCGATCGGTACCTTGCTGCAGGACTTCAATATGATCCACCGCGCGTTCATCAGCGTCAAGTTGGTCAGCGACGATGCAATGGCGAAAGCCTACTCCGCGTGCGACCTGACCCTGGGCATCGGTCCGGAGGGATTCGGCTTTCCGATCTTCGAGAGCCTGGCATGTGGAACACCGGTGATCGCCGGCAGCGTCGGCGGCCACGCCGAACATATGGACCCGGAGTACCTGATCAAGCCGGATCTGACACGTCTGGAGAGTGTATTCAACTGCGTACGGCCGGTCTATGACCCGAAGAAATGGGCGTGGAAGATCAAAAAGGCATTAACTCGGAACGACGCGACACCGCACCGCTTTCTGGTTGGGAAATCGCTGTTACCGCCGCGGCTGGACTGGAAGAACCTTTGGGCTGCGGAGTGGGGCCCGTACTTCAAGAGACAGCATCAAAGATTTCAATCGCCGGAGCCGATTCTGGTTGTCCCCAGCAACAGTCCCGAAATGGACACGGCGCCAGAGGCCCGTCGCACGTAGACAGCTGCTTATCCGGGAGCTCGGTAACGCGTCTCACGATATCGAGCTTCCGTTTCGCCATATCCCGGATTCGTCCCGCTTCGAGCTCACCAGGCAATGGTATCTCCACAACGAATAAGGACTCCTGCAGCACGTCGTCTTCGAACATGGCCTGGAGCCAGGTATGCCGGTCAATCTCGTCGTGCTCCTCGCGAAACACCGGGATCCAGGTTTCCTTGAATCCCTCGATCGTTCCGCGGCTTCGTTTCTTGAATCTCAAACTACTTTTCTGCGGATGCAACAGCGCCTTGGACCAGAACCCGTGGCGCCGGCCGCCGCTCATCGGACCCATCTGCGCGACGATCATTTGCATCGGCATTTCCAACATGCAGACTTCCCCGATACCGAACCAGGAACGAACCTCATGTTCTTTGCGGTCTTCGTTCCAACTGGAAACCGGAAGAAACCGTCGAAGGGTCGTTCCGGATGGATCCAACAGCGCAGAATAGTTCCACGAAGAACCTTTTGTATGGACTTGCAGCCATGGCGGGGTATTCGGCTTTCGAATCGCGGAGGCAACCAGATCGGCGATCGCGGCGTGATTCATCACCGATCGGTACAGGTTGATACCCTCGGCATCCAGTCCGCGATCAGATGCCAGCGTTACCAGTTCTTCGCCGGCGGACTCGCCGTAGTCGTCGCGGTCTTTCTCGAGGAGGGCAGCGGAAACGGCACGTCGAACCAGATCGGTTGACGTCATCCTGTGCTTTTCCCAGCGTCGGGCCCAGTAGCCGCGCCGGTTGCACATTTCGTATGCAGTAAGGATTTCAGCGGAATTCATTGGATAAGGATCGTCCCCGGTCGAAGGCGCGCGGCTAATCTCCTAAACGAACCCGTTTGGATATCGAAGGGTTCCCATTCCGGGAATATATCACGGAGTCGGACGGCCCAATGCTTCCTTGGCTTCTCGAGGGTTTGTGACGGTACCGGCTGCAGCTCCGGTTCGAATCCAGGCCTGTATCGCCGGCGACACCGTGATCGGCTGGTGCGCGGCCGCGGTCTGATTGATCACCGTTTGGATGTTGGCTTTCACCTGCTGACGGACCGCCGGTGGCAGCTTGTCCGCTGCAGCCAGATCGGCCGCCGTTGGTTTTGAAATGAAGTCGATGAAACCGTCGGTTTTGAGAAGCGCCGGAATTCCGAATCGAATCGCCGGTACCGCCAATGCCGTCCAGAGATGTCCCTGACTGAGCGCATACAGGGCGCCAGCCGCGGTGACCACGTCGTACTTGGATCCTCGTCCCATTCCGTAGGCTTGCGTGCGAGCGCGCTCGGCTTTGGTATCCATGATTTCGCCAACGGTTGGAGCGGCCGGGCCCGGTACCTGTGTCCGAGGCGTGACCTGGGGAGCGACTTCACCGGGGATCGGCTGCAGCGTTGCCATCGCTCGCGGTCCTGTGGCCTTTGGAGCCGGCGCTGTGGGCAACGGCTTCTCCGAAGGGATCTTCAGTGCTCCGCGCTGTCCGTACGCTGTCCTGAGCCGTTCTGTGGTCGCTGCGAGGGCATTGACGGCATCGGCGTACTGCGTGGGGATTGCGCGCAACTTCGCGGCGCCGACGCCGGCGGCCTTACCTTTGGTGAAGGGCTCGGAGTAGTATTCCGGATCCAGCACGCCGACACGTCGACGGACGTTGGCAACGGCGCTGTCCTTGTCGTAGAACGCATCCTGATATTTGTTCCAGAAGCCGTCGGCCTCCTGGAGCTCGAGCCCGGCGCCATTGCGTTCGGCGATTTCGGTCTTTGCTGCGTCAACCTGTTCCTTCAGATATTTGACAGCCTGGTAAACGTCACCCGGTAGACCACCTTCAGCCAGCTTGCGGCCGAGTTCGGAGGAATAACCCTGAAGCTGATCGAAAGGAAGATTCTCCGGCTCGCCGAGAAGGCCTTGATCCTCCATCAGCTTATAGAGTCCAGTGCCCGGTTCCGGCTTCACGCCGTTGACCATCTGGCCGGTAGCATCCTCGTCTGCGGCGCCTTTCCTCATCAGGTCGTTGAACTGACGAATGCTCTCCGGTGCGCCCTTCAGCTTTCCCTGCGCTTCCTTTGCGGCTGCTGCGATATCGGAAAGCGGAACGCCCGGATCGTCCCCAACCTTCGCGCGTACGGCCTCATACTTGCCGTTTCCTTCCTGACGAAGTTTCTTGTCCAGATCGACGACATCGTTGCCCAGTTGCTCGCTTCCTTCGCGAAGCTGACTGTCCAGGGTGGCCGCCTGGTTCTTCAGCTGAGCAACGTTCTGGTTGTGGGTGGTGGCTTCCTGCGTTGCGGCCTGGTGAGCTTCCTGCTGGATCATGTTGGCCTTCGCCGTCGCCGCGGTGTTCTGTTCGGTGTCGATATCGGCCTGAGTCATAGATGACTCATTTTTGGCGATGACCTTCTGTTGATTGGTCGCGGTCTTCTGCTGTGCCGCCGTCTGGGCATCCGCGTTGGCTTTTGCCACGTTAGCGTCGGATTCCGCCTGTTTAACCTTTGCGGCGTCGGCATCCTGGTTGTACTTGTCCACGATCTTGTCGGTGGTTTCATAGGCGCTGGCGCCGACTTTGCCTTGTGCGATCGCGCGTGTACTTTCACGGAGGGCACCAACCTTGCTTAGTCCCCCCACCGTTGCGTCGACGGCCAACTTCGGCGCCTCCGAAAGCGTTACACCTTCGACCGCGGCGCCGACGTTCTGAGGCGACAGATTGACATTGAGTGGACCGACCTGCGTGCCGGGCCCGGCCGGTTCCGCGGTACGGATGATATCGCCGATGATCGGTAACTGTTTCCCGTAGGCCAGCGCCTGGCCGGCCCATCCCTCTCCGCCTCGAGCGGCAACGTCGCGCTGAGCTTCGGCATTTTCGACAGCATTGGCCATCGTCGCTGGAATATTGAACAGCAACCGCGGGACGATCGGAAGTTTGCTTTCCAACTCCTTCGGCGTGTAGTGCGTATCGGGAGGATTCATCAGGGCTTCGGGAGCTCCCTTCAGTGCCGTGAGCCCACGTTTGACCGCGCCGAGAATCGCACTTCCGTATCCTTCCGGTGCAGGTGTAGGGGCGGTCTCCGGCGCCGCGGCAGTACCCAGATGGATATCGAGCGCTGCGTTGAGTTTGTCCTTTTGCTCCGGCGTCATTCGGCCGAGCAACGCGGTCTGACGTTCTCGAGGAAGCGCCTGGAATGTCGTGACAAGATCGTCGACTTCTGGAGTTGTGGGCATTATCGTCCCCTGGAACCGGCTGGAACGCTGATCTTATCGAGCTTTTTGAGAATCTCGTCATCGGTCGTCGACGTCGGCGCCGGCTTGCCGGAAGCCGAATCCAGTGCGGCCTTTGCTGAGCGCTGATTGTCGTAGGCCACCGAAATCAACTGGTTTCGAATATTGTCAGGCAACGCGCCGCTGGTGATGTTATTCATCCACTGCTCGAATGTGTTGCCAAGACCAGCGTTTTTGATCATCGTGTCATACTCGGCCATGCTGAACCGGCCGGAAGCTTCACGCGCCATTCGGATTGCCAGGTTGCGATCACTGAGCGCGCTTTTCTTTTCCGCGGCCGCTTTCGCCAAATCGACAATGCCGGTAGCTTTGTCGAAGTTGACTTTTGCTTCCTGATACGGCTTCGAGGCTTTGCTGGCGATCACCTTCGGAGCTCCGCCGGGTTGCGGCAGTAACGATCGGGCTTCCGCCGGAGTCTTCGGCAGTCCGGCACCGCCCGCCGGTGCTCCAGCCGGGGAGACAGTTGGTGCACCTGTTGGCGTGGGTACCGAATTCGGTGGAGCGGCGCCACCGGTACCGACTGGACCAGACACCGTCGTTTTCGGAATCGAAATGATGTTCCCGAATCCGTCATCGGTAATGTAGTCGGTCGTCGTGATTCGGCCGAACAGTCCCGGCGGTGGAACAGCGTCTGGATTTTCAGTGCCGGGAATACGGTGATTGTTGGCGTCGAGCATGATCGACAAAGGTTTGCTCGTCGTCGGATCGATGATCCAGGCCTGTTTGTTCTTCACCGGAGCGAACTTGTCATCCGGGACGAATCTCTTGAGAACTTCCGGATCGACCGGATTCCCCTGGAAATCGGTCGTCGTGTTTAATGCCTTGCTGTGGTGAAGCGTGACCCGCTTTCCATCCAGCGTTCCGGTAAGATCTTCCCACTGCCCGGATCGTTCGGCCGGAGGTTTCAGTAGCGTAGCCGGAACGCCGGCAAGTGTGGCCTGAAGATCCTGCAGCACGTCGTCTGGAATATTGTGTTTCTGCGCCCATGCGATCGTGGCATCGTTATTTTTCTGTTTGATCTTCTGTACAACGTCATTGTTGAGACCTTCGATTTCACCGCTGATACCGGCTTGCTCGATCTGTCCGGCGCGCGTTGTGTTGTATTCCGGCAACTTCGCGGACGCGACGGCGGCCTCCGGTGTCGCATTCGCTCGAGGATCCAACTGCGGCTGGTTTCGCGCGTGACCGGTCAGGGTACGAAGCCTCTGCAGCAACGCCGGAGTTTCGTGCGGAGGATACAGGGCGTTGTGTTGCTGACTGAGCGTTTGAAGTTGCTGCATCAGCGGAGCAGCTTCGGGCTTGTCCTTGCCACCAACGCGAACGATGTTCTGCGCAACAGCCTTCATCTGTTCCGCGATCGCATCGGCCTGTTTGTCACGTTCGGACTGCCGCTGTGCTTGGTTGTAACGAAGTTGACTGGCGATCGTGTCCAGACCGCTTTCGAGGCCAGCGCCGAGTGCTTCTTGTGAAGTTGACATAGGATTATCCTAACCGTTGTTGTTTGCGCCGGCAGCTTTTCCGTAACTGTCGCTACCGCCGCCGAAGATTGAACCGAGTCCACCCGACACTCCCGCGGTTGCGATGTTGAGGCCACCGCTGATTAGTGAGCCCCACATCTTGGCGGCTGACGCATTCTTTTCTGAAATGTCCTTATGGAGCAAGTTGCTAAGATTCGATTCGGTTCCACTGGAAATGCCTAACGCGTTCATCGATTGCCCGATTTCACCTTCGCCGAGCGCTCCCAGTTTTTCGGCCGCGCTGGTTTGCTGTTCGCCGAGTAAGGACGAGATCAGAGCATGAGTGTGATCCTCGATTTCCTGATTCTCCCCGGCGACTCCACCGCCTCGAGCAGTACCGGTTTGTGCCCGTTCGCGCTTTGCTGCGTCGGAGGCGCCCACCGCCGCGTTGACCGCTGGCGCGACGGCCGTACGATCACCACTAACAAGTCGCTTGTTGTAGTCGATGGCTGTGTCGAGGGCGTTACCCCCTTTTTCCCCGAGCCCGACGCCAGTTGAATACGTGGATGAGAAGAGATTGCCCAGGTTCTGGAATGTATCCGATTCCTGTTTTTTCTCTCCCTTTCCTGCTCCCTTAAAGGCATCGAAGATCGACATCGTTTCCTCCGTTCACTCGCGCATTATAGCGCCCGATTACGACAGCCGTTCGAGGCAAATGAAAAGCGCGTATTTCGCTGTTCCGACGATTCCAACCAGCACGGTCGAATACGCGATGTTTCCCGATTGAAGTTGAATGAAAAATACCCCTGACGTTCTTCCCAGCGCCGTCAACGGAAGTGCCGTGCTCGATACGGTCACCGCACCGGCCGCGTCGGTAAACGTGACCTGCAACTGAATCGTGCCGGCCGTCAGATCCAATGTTGTATCTTCCAGGTAATAGCTGACGCGATAGGTTCCTGCAGTTCCACCGTTGGCGAAATTCGTCGATCCGATCGCTGCCCCCTGATTGGTGAGCGCAACCGTATCAGAGATCCTATTGTATGAAACACCGGTACCACCGTTCGCTGCAGGAACCACAGCGAAACCAGCATCCTTCACCAGGGCGCCACCACCACCAAACAAAAAGTTGTTAAGTGTTAATACACTTGTTTCGTAGGTGATGTTCCCATCGGCGTCTGGAAACGTGTACGTGCGATCGGCGGAATTTGCATGAGTAAGCTTCCCGAAAAAACTTCCTACCCTGAAGCGGATCCCGTTGAAGAGCACCTGGAAGTAGTCGGCCAGCGCAGCACCGAGAACTTTGAGTTGAACCGTCCACGCCGCGGTTTCGGTACCGGCTGCGGCGCTGGTCCAGAACGTATCCAACGCCGAAGCATCGGTAAGCGCATTGGAGTTGTTATCCAGTTCCGTTCGTGCGATTGCACCGAAACCGGCCGCTGGCACGCCAGTTGAGCGGTGCGCCATCCGGAACACATTCGACGACGCCGCGGTGACCGCATCGGTAATGACCTGCCGGAGTCCTCCGACTGTGATGAACTTCGTACCCGTCCAAAGGTAATCCGTCAGTTCGGTCGTGTCCGTGGCGACAAACGAGAATCCCGCATCGTTCAATCCCAGGTCATTCGGAATTGAAGCAATCGCGCCCGTCATCATGCCGGCGCCGAATACCCACGCCGGTATACCTGCGTTGGTGATGTAGTAGATCGCCGTACGATCCGTTTCGATGAAAAGAGTACCGACCGGCTGACTGGCTGCGCTGAAGGAAACAAGCCTCGTGGAGTGCGTTCCGACGATGATCGTAATCGCGGCCCCGCCGCCGCCGCCGCCCCCTCCGCCACCACCACCGCTGAAGGTATTGTTAACGGTCTGCTGAATGACCTGCTGAAGTGCCTGGCTGGACACCCCGGCCGTGGCGGCAATCTCCTCTACCTGCTTGTGCAGGAAGAACAGGTTGTCGACGATCATTTTCGTCGCTTTTTGTACGGGGACGCTTTCACGGTGGATGTCAGTCGGATATTGAAGTCCTGGTCGTCCTCGATCCTCGTTGGTGCTCATCCTTCACCAACGCCGACTGCGGCTTCAATATCCCGGATGATTCTGTAGCCTTCGGCCCGGCCCCACTGTCCGACGTAGAATTCCGAATCGCTCAAATACGGCTGCCATTCCGCGTCCGCGCAATCGGCGGTGATGAAGTACAGCATCCCTTTGTTGAACGTCGGCTTGAACAAAGTTTTCTGATATGCGCCGGCCGTCGATGGCAGCGTGATCACGGCCGGCGATGTTCCATCGTAGACGGTAATCGTCAGCGTGACCGGCGCCGTGGACTTATACGCGAATAGGATTTGCCAGATGTGCTTGTAGCCCATCATTCCGAATGTCGTGCCCTGGTTCTTCCAGAGATTGAGCGACACCGGTACCGACTGGAACATCGGCTGCCAGGACCGAAGCAACGTCGGGACACTTTGCTGTGTGAAGTCATCGATCCAATCCAGGAGTACTCCCATGTAGCTCAGCTCGAGCCCGATGGGAACATTCGTGTGCTGCCGTGTCGCGGCCGTTGGAATGACAAATACCGGCTGAACGGACGATCCCCCCTCGAGAATCGTGGCGTTGACACCGTTGACGGCCGCCGGAATCAGGTCGATGAATTCGTCGTTGTAGAGCTCATTGGAGCGGACGTCACCGCCGTTCCATTCGAATGTCGCCACGGCCCCAGCGATTGGAACGTCACGGTCGTTGACCAGATCTTCTTGAACGTGAACCAGCCCGTTGTCGTCGCCCATCACCAATGCGTCGTAGATCGATCCGGTCGATAGCAGCGTGCCGGCCTGTTGCTCGACGTTGTAGTGAACGCCGATCGGATCCGCATACTCATCGACCGACCAGGCCGGGTTCGCGCGATCGCGAAGGTCGCAAACCAGCGTGCGCGGGAGACCTTCGGAGTCTCGATAGTCCGCGTAGAGATAGTTGTTCTTGAAGCAAAGCCGGAACAACGACGCGTATTTGTAATCCGGAGCGTGCACAGTCAGACCGCCGTAGGTGTAATCGCGGCCGACAACGCCTTCATGCGGGAAGATGTTGTGCAGATCCTCATCGGTGAG